CCTAATCCCATATCTATTATTAATTATTACAAAGATAATTATTTATTATTATACTAAATTAAATTTAAACGATGAACCGCCTGATAGATTAACAGTACAAGTAGCAGGTCTAGTTGTTGTAACAACTACCATACTTGTTACTGTACCTGCACTAGTACCGTCTATTGTAACAGTAAAGTCATTGCCGTCTGCTCCTGCAGGTCCCTGAGGTCCCGTTGCACCTTGTTCACCCGTTCGTCCCGCTTCTCCCTGAATACCCTGTGGACCTGTTGGTCCCGTTGCACCAACCGCACCATCAGCACCGTCAGCACCTGCAGGTCCCTGAGGTCCTGTCGTACCCTGAATACCTTGAGGACCTTGGTCACCCGTGTCACCTTTTACTCCTTGGGGACCTGTAGCACCTGTAGCACCCGTATCACCAGTTGGACCTTGCGGTCCTTGGGGACCTGTAGCACCTGTAGCACCGTCAGCACCTGCCGGTCCCGTAGCACCTGCCGGTCCCGTAGCACCAACATTACCCTGTGGTCCTTGAGGACCTGTGTCACCAGTGTCTCCCTTGGGTCCAGTGGGTCCCGTAGCACCGGTTGCTCCTGTAGCCCCATCCAATCCATCTGCCCCTGCAGGACCTTGTGGTCCCGTAGCACCAGTGTCTCCTGTAGGTCCCTGCGCTCCAGTTGCTCCAACATCACCCTGAGGTCCGGTTGCTCCCGTAGGTCCTTGCGGTCCTTGCGGTCCAATGCTTCCATCTGCCCCGGCAGGACCTGTTGCACCTTGAGAACCGGTTGCCCCAGTATCTCCAGTATCCCCTTTGGGTCCCGCAGGTCCCTGCGGTCCTACGCTACCCGTTGCACCTGCTGAACCTGTAGGTCCCTGAATACCTTGCGGTCCCTGCGGTCCTGCAGGTCCTTGCGGTCCTACATTCCCTGTTCTTATTACACAGTATATTACATCGTTACTTGCATTGTATGAAAAGCTTCCACCACTCTGAATAGTTACAGTTAAACTATTTCCATTTGTGCTAGAAGTAATATTAGTAACCTTATACTCTGCTGTACCAATACCAGATTGAGATAGTGTTACGTAGTCGCCTAATGTTGCAAAGTCATTTAGATTGGTTCCTACAAATATTGTTGTCACACTTGTACCGGTTGTGCTGTTTACAGAAAGGTAATTTGCATTTGTAGTTGTTGTTGTAGTAAAGAAGTTTGAAGAATCTACATCTACACAACCCCCACCTGAAGCACCTGTCTCTCCTTGGATTCCTTGCGGTCCTTGGATTCCCTGCGGTCCTTGAGGACCTGTATCTCCAGTATCACCCTTTACACCCTGAGGACCCTGTGATCCAGTTGCACCGGTTGAACCCTGTGGTCCTGTATTACCAGTTGCACCCTGAGGTCCGGTTGCACCGGTAGCACCAACGTCACCTTGTGGACCCTCAGGTCCGGTAGCACCAGTTGGTCCTTGTGGACCTGTAGGTCCCACATCACCTTGTGATCCTGTTGCCCCTTGAGGACCTGTATTACCAATAGGACCCTGCGGACCTGTCGGTCCAACATCGCCTCTCGGACCTTCCGCTCCAGTGTCTCCTGTCGGTCCTTGTGGTCCTTGTGGACCTGTTAGACCTATATCTCCTTGGATTCCTTGAGGTCCTTGAGGACCATCACTTCCTGTTGCGCCTGTTGCACCCTGTAGCACCCTTGTGGACCGGTTGGTCCTATATCTCCTTGAATTCCTTGTGGACCCTGTGGACCATCGCTTCCTGTTGCTCCAGTTGGTCCTTGTGGTCCCGTATTTCCTTGTGGACCTATATCTCCCTGCGGACCCTCAGGACCTGTCGGTCCTTGTGGACCTGTGGCTCCAGTATTACCCTGTGGTCCGATTGGACCATCAGCACCTGTGTCACCCTGTATTCCTTGTGGTCCTGTTGCGCCTGTTGCTCCCTGTACTCCTTGGGGTCCTTGAGGACCTATTGGACCTGCCGGACCTTCCGAACCCTGAGGACCCTCAGGTCCCTCTGCTCCATCAGAACCCTGTTCACCCGTTGGTCCCTTAGGTCCAATGGATGTTGGAACTTCTACAGAGTTTCCACCAGTAATACTTAGTGTGGTTCCTGATATCTCCAGTTCTTGATTTCCAACTACTGGATCAGGTTTCTTGCCGTAAAATTCCTCTAACTTTTTTCTAGCATTAGAGTTCATATATTACCAACCTGCTAATAAATTTCCTGCTGTTGTTCCTGTTGTAAGTACTCGAGTGAGGTTTACTGGATGCCAACCTACTGGGGCTGCAACCATAATGCTCTCGTCACCACCTGCTGATACATATGCTAAGTCTCCAGGAGTTCCTACGTATATAACACAAGGGTATCCACCTTCTGCGTATATAGAGTAGCTATCTCCAGAACTACCAAGTGGTAGGTTGGGAGCCAAAGCTACAAAAGTTAAACTATTATTAGTTAAGCTTTCAATTAGTCCCTTCTGTTTTGTAGTGTTGTTTTGGAAAATCATTCCCGGCTTAATACCCAACTCAATAAAGTTCTTTGAAGAATCAAACAATATATAGTTCCCTGCTGCTCCAGTTATAGTTGAAGGAGGAAAGCACTCAGTAGCTATATTAGGAATATCAATAAAGTCGCTTGGTACAGCGTCCATTGTTCTTGATACGCTGAGTTTTAAATATGCCATAATTTATTTCTTTTTTTATATATCTACAAAGGTACTTATTTTTTATTTTATCGTTCACTTCTTCTTTTCGACAAAAGTCTTCATCATCTTCTCTCCCGAACGACCAATAACATAACCACCTATACCTAGCTGTAATAGGTTCCAAAACTCATTCTCAAGTTCAGGTATCCTTAAACCAAACAATGGTCCTATAAACTTTACATATATAACGATGAAACCAAATGCTAACATAAGGATTGGTCTCCAACTTCTCTGTAGCCAATTACCCTTAGCCTCAGTTACAATGACCTCAGTCTGCATCTTCTGCAACTCTAACTGCTTCTCGATTAGTATTTGCTTTACTACATTCTGAGCCTTTATCTTCTCCTCCTTAGAGGTGAACAAGCCGTCTAACCCTGAAAGTAAGTCCTTAACGACACTACCTCCAAACCAATCAACTACTTTTTTCATATTGTATTTTATTTGGGTGCGTACTCCTTAGAGAATGCGTCTAGCCTGCGTAGCCAACCCCTTAGGAAACGTCTGTTGTTTTCGTATCTCTTTCTTGCAATCCTACTCCTACCGTTCGATGGCGTAGTAATGTAGTGGAAGAATGCTCTCCTTGCAGCTACACACTTCTTAAATAACTCCTTCTCATTCGAAGAGTTAATAGCACCCAACGTCTGTGGACCTATAAGACCGTCTACAGTTACACCTAACACTCTCTGCATCTGACGGATTGCAGTTTTTGCTCCGGACCCCCAAGCCCAAGAGACTAAACAGTCTGCTATACTTTGATGTTTTATCTGGTCGCCCTTGACAGCGTCCCAGTATTTAGATTTAAAAATCAATCCCCAATCATCGTGGTTCATCTCCAAGAAGCGGTCAACCTGATCAGTACCGAAAACCCCTACCCAAGCCTTATAGGTCACCCCCTTCACCGTGTGTATCTTGTCAACACCACAGTGGTAGCTTGAAGCCGAGTCCTTTGGATCATTGCTTTCGCCTCCCTCCCAACGATAGAAGAATGGTATAATATTCGTGTGAACAGCCATACTCTTCTTCTTAGGTATAAATGATTTTAAAAAATCCTTAATCTTCATTTTGTTTTTTTCTTAATAAGTTCCACTTGTATAGGGTATATCCCAAAGATACAAATAGCAACATTATTTTCAAAGTCATCTCAACGGTAGAGAAAGACACTGCTAACGATCCTGCGTTAAGCAGATACAACTTCAAGTCTGACATCCAATCACTCATTTTTTTTCTAATTCATAATTGATATGAACATCACTCCCATATGTACTCGTAGTTGTATAGTATCCGTTCATATCTACTCTTATTTCTTGTATGGAAACTTTTGATTGAGGGCAGTCTTTCTCTTGCTGCAACCACAATCTTTTCCTGTAGCCTTCGCTACCTTATCCACTACTCTCTTTATTCCTGTTGCCTTAGTGAACTTCTCAACAGTATCTCCTAATCCTTTTGATTTCATTCTATTTATTTTTTACAAGTGCATACCTTGTGTGGGCATTCCTCTGCCACCTTGAACATAATCTTAGATACAAGCCAATTCCAATTGCACTTCAACTTAGCGAATGTTCTTTGCATCCATAGTCCTAGTCTTACTAATGCTTTTCCCATAACTTTTTTTAATTAAGCACCGCAACGACCACCTACACAAATCTTTTTCATCTTCTTGCGTGAGTGTGCCTTCCTTACGTTCTTAGGTTTAAATTTCTTTTTCTTTCTCATTCTATCCCCAGGTCCTCCAAATGTAGGAGCCAATGGGTTTGCTAAATCTCTTTATACTCCATAACTATCTACGTCTTGCTTGTCTCGCTCGTTTCTTAGGACTTCTGTATTTTCCTCCCGACTTGATTCGCTTGTTACCACATTTCTTCTTACCTCGGTCTCCCGGTCCACAAGCTTCAGATGGTGCTAGTGGTGTTGCTAAATCTCTTTTATACTCCATATATTTTTTTTAAAATCCTGATTACAAATATACTAATATTTTCCTTGGCGGTTTTTTGGAGAAGAAGCAGTAGAACCTCCCTTTCCTGCCCACAGCTTCTTGCAAGACCAGTACCTAGCAGTAAGCTTACTCTTTGCTGTACTACATTTGTGACGAGCCTTGAATGACTTACGTGCAGCAGCAGAATAATTGTGACCGTAACCCTTTGCGCCAAAGTGAATTAGCTTTTCCTTTCCACCCTCGCAAGCCTTAACCATCTTTTTCTTTCCTGCCCTGTCGCTCTTCATAACAACGTTGCACTTCATCTTCTGCTTGTATGCCATTACTTCTTTCTTTTAATACTTTTTACTCTCTTACCCATACCAACCTTAGCCTTCTCAGCCTTCTTCTTCTTTAGAAGCGCACTGCTCATCTCATACTTTGTACGTGGTGTCTTTGAAGATACTCGCTTCGATGGACGGCAGTACTCGTTCTTGCCACCCGATCCACACGGCTTTCCCGTCCTGGTGTCTACCCACTTCTCCTTGCCCCATCTCTTTAGTGCTGTACCCGACTCTGTCTTGCGTACCTTGCCCTTACCCTTGCGACACTTCGCAATAGCTTGAGATGCACGAGCAGAAGGGAAACACCTTGTACTGCGCCTTTACTTTTTTATAACAAGCGTCCTTTGGCATTACTTTTTCTTTTTACCGCACTTGGCGTATACACTATTAGCGATTTGTTTGTTAGAAGGTAGCCCTTGCTTTTCCGGCTTGCCACCCATTGACTTATTCGCTCCTGTGAAATATGGTTTTAAATTTTTCATTTTCCTTGTCCTTTATATTTTTTCTTCCAACCGTTTTGGTTCTTACTTGCATTCTTAGAATGGACACCTGCTCTCTTGGTGCTTTTCTTTTTACTATAAGTGCTTGATGATATCTTTGCCATCTCTATCCTCTTTGACTTCTGTTGTTTTTCTTTCTCTGTAGCCTTGTAGTCCTTCCACCAAATGACAATCCAGTTCCAGAGCCTGACGTTCTTCTGCCAGACCTGTTCTTTCTTTCCTCCCACTTCATAACGTCCTTGTTACGGAAGTTAGCAGCGTTTAGGTCAACAACAGATTTTTCCAATGAAGCTATCCTTGCATCTTTAGCTGCCTCCTTAGCCTTAGCCTTCGCCTCCTTAGCCTGACATTTCTTTAACGCTTCTCCTTTTAGGTCTTTACAACTCATAGTAATCTTTTATTCTTAACTTTACTACAAAGTTATTAAATTTAATTAAATGGTTGATTACCTAAAATACTGGAGGGTTATACGTCACTACGCAAAAAGAAAGTATGGCGTTACAACACCCGAACTTGAAATGCTCCTGTTCCTAAGGAGTGAAAAATATTTCTCTAAAGACGACTTCGATGAGTACAACGAACTAATGAGTTGGGATAAGAATATCTTCGAGAAGATGAGAACGGACGGATGGATAGATGTGTTCAGAAAGAAGCAAGGAAACAGAAGGGTTATATACCAACTCTCATACAAGGGGCAGCGTATGCTGACAAGTATATATAAAAAATTAGAGGGCGAAGAGATACCCGAAAGTGAATCTTCAAACCCTCTATTTGGGAGAAACTTAAATTATACCGATAAGGTATACAGAAACTATATCAAGAAGTTGAACCAGTCTATTCGACAACAACAACGTCTCTCTCGATAATAACCGTATACTGCTCACCGTTTACTACCATCGTATGACCTGCCCTTGAGTCATAGAATATAGTGTCCCCGGATGATATAACATCAACATCAGTCCCTGACTGTGCAACGACAGCCTTCTTGTAACGTATGTCAGCTACATCACTTGCAGATAACAACAGACCTGAGTCCGTCTTTATCTCTTCCCTTATCTCTTTTACTAGAATGTATTTTCCAATTGGTCTCATTTGTCCTCGTATGTTCGTGCCATTGTAATAATAGCGTTAGTAGATAGTAGAGTTACCGCAACAGACACAGCGTTCTGTAGGGCGCATTTAGTGACCTTCATAGGGTCGATCACACCCATCTTATACATATCACCCCACTCGTTTGTTTTAACGTTGTATCCGTGGCTAAAATCGCCTCTGTTGTCGACATTCTCCATAGATGGTATCCCTGCGTTGTCACATATCTGAACAAATGGAGCGCGTAGCGCTCGCGACAAAATTTTACCGGCAGCACTGTTGTCCATATTTTCAACCGCCTTTACTAAGGCTGTTCCACCACCTGGAAGTATTCCCTCCTCCAAGGCTGAACGTACAGCACATACCGCATCGTCAACACGATCGTACAACTCCTTTTGCTCAAGGTCAGTCTTTCCACCTACGTAGATTACACCAACACCACCGGTGAGAGATGCAATACGTGACAGGATGAACTCCTTGTCGTGCTTCTTCTTTGTTATCTTCAATGCCTCACGTAGCTGTGATACCCTCTCAGCAATCTCAGGAGTGGTCTCAACCTCGTCCTTAACAATCACAGTTGACTCAGCATTCACGATAACCTTCGAGCAGTGACCAAGGTCGCTAAGTGTCATAAGCGATAAGTCATCACCAGTCTTCTCACTGAAGTAGGTAGCACCAACACTAACCGCAATGTCCTGCATTAGTTCGTGCTGCTTGTAGCCAAACGATGGCGGTCCAATAGTACACAGCTTAAGGTTGCTCTTCATTACATTCGCAGCCAACGTATTCACAACGTTAGTTGACGTAGGTGCGATAATCAATAATCTCTTCTGCTCCTGGATGATTGGTTTCAATACGTTCTCGATGCTCAAGATGTTCTCGATAGGCGCATCACTAACAAGTACGTAGCAGTCCTCGAGTATACACTCGTCCTTCTTCTGGTCGTTGATGAACAACGGTGACTCATACCCACGCTCAATCTTTAACCCCTGTGTGGTCTCGAAGTATGTGTCCGAACTCTGTGACTTGTCAACGGTAACGATACCGTCCTTGCCAACCTTCTTGTATACACTAGCAATGATGTTACCCAAAGCCTCGTCATTGTTTGCCGAAATAGTAGCAACGTCCTTCAAGGTCTTGTTGGTTACCTTCTTCGCCTTGGACTTTAATTCAGATATAATAAACTCAGTCTTACTAACCAAGTCACGCAACACCTCAGTCTTGTTAGCCGAGTTAGTAATCTCTGCACCCGCATTGATCAACGCCTCGGTTAAAACAATAGCAGTAGTTGTACCATCACCCGCCTGCGCAGCAGTGCGCTCAGATGCCTGCTTCATTATACGGACCGCTAAGTTCTCAGTAGGGTCGAGTAACGATACCGCCTTGGCGACAGTTACACCATCCTTGGTTACAGTTATTCCGTGTGTGTGATTCGGTGATTCAATCAGAACAGTTTGACCCGAAGGTCCTAAAGTTGATTTGACAGCAGAAGCAATCTTCTCTATTCCACTGTAAAGTTTCTTTCTACCTTCATCATCGAAGTGAAGGTTCTTTGGTGAGTATCCAATCTCAGACATAATTAATTTAATTTAAGTTTCAGCAAATATAACAATTATATTACTAACTCACAAATGTCAAATGTCAAAATTAAACTTCCCTATACTACTACTACTACTTTCTTCTTCTTTATTTATACTATCTATGATAGACTTTTTTTTAACATTTTCAACATAAAATAAATAATAGAATGATAATCAGTAAGTTACAAAAAAATAATCAACATAAAATCAACACCAAAAAAAACAATTGTGTCGATTATTAAAATAATCAAACAAAAAAAGAGGAAAACCTAAATGATCCTCCTCTCAATTTTTCCGAATGACAATTGGTAAACTACATTCTGTAGAAGCTTTTCTTGTTCTCAGCCAACTCAATTCCGTCAGCAATCATATTAACTTTCTTCGCTCGGTGTAATGTCTTACGAACATTTGCCGCCTGCTGAATACCAGATACGCCACAAGGTCTGTCATTGATTAATCGACCATCCTTGACAGTCAATCCTCCCATACTCTTATACTTCATATCCATAACTTATTTGTTTATACAAAGATAAAAATATATTTAGACACATATAGTATTTGGGTTCTATAGCATTTTACGCAAAGCCGCCCAAAACTAAAACCGATTTTTTTCTTGGGGGTGGGGTTCCAATCCCAATGGCCGCATCCCGATTTTTTTGGCTTTTTGTATACCAGGGTATCTACTACGGTCTCTCCAGGGTAATGATGTTTTCCTGGAGCGCGTCCTGCGCTCCCTATGTCCCCTGTTCACGCATCCCGTTATACCTGTTGCCCCATCTCCCGACCGCATTGCTACGGATATACAAAGCAAATGCATTGTAAAAGGCACAGAGAGATGCCCTTAATCCCCCCCCGAAATGAAATAAACGCAAATGATTTGCGGTAATTAGAAAAAAAAGTTTCGCTCTGAAACCCAGGCTGGGCAAGGGATTGAGAAGATGTTGAATTTTTTTTTAGACAAAAATTGTACAGAAGTCAAAAAGATTACTAACTTTGTAGTGCCAACGGGCAATATATATAACAATAAAACAAGTTAAAGTACTGAAAATCAACAAGTTATGAAAAAAGAAACAACACAAAACACTGAGAATCAAGCAGTTAGCGGAATGGATAAACTAATAGCATTTAGTGATTACCTTGAGAAAATAGGATACAGTCTTGAAGGGATTAGCTTTCAAAATGCCGTGTCACTACGGATAGATGTTGAAAAGGTAATATCAGAAAAACTAACAAAATAAGTATAAACAAGGGGAGCGCAATGCTCCCCATAAAAACAATAACTATGAACACAAACGAAAAAATTCACAAAGCATTTAATAACAGAGAAACAATTGAAGTTGAAAACATTTTTAAACCAAACACAATGAAACAATCAATCAAGGAAGAACTACTATCGCACATTGAAGACTGCAAGAACGATTTTGAACAAGTAAGTCATTTCAATATGTTCAACGAGGACTATTACCTAATCGGTTATAATAATTGCAACGAATGGTTAAAGAAACACGATATAGGTGTGTTTGAAGGTGTAAACATTTGCAAAGATTTTGAACGTGATAACTACGGAGAAGTTCAAACGGATTTCGATAACTCTGAAAAATTAGTAAACAATTTGGTCTATTGGTATGGATTAGAATTGTGTAACGAATTAGGAATTGAATTAGATTAATTAAACAAGGGGAGCGCAATGCTCCCCACAAAACCAAATAACTATGAAGTACGCAAGAAAATGTGACATAACAAATGAGCCAATGAATGAGGGTTACTGCATTCAAGATGGTGTAATGTATATTAAATACGAAGATGATTTCATAAAGCATTTAAGAGACGTTGAGAAGGAAGACAACTCCGAATATGATAAAGATGTTTCAGAGGGTAGATTAACCGATGACTGCTTAATAAATGATTACTATGAAGCTGACTATTACTATTGGACAGAATGGGAAGATGAATCAGAATACCAATACGAAATTATAAATGGTACACTAACTTTAATAGAAGATTAAATTAACAAGGGGAGCGCAATGCTCCCCATTTAAACCAAACACAATAACGATGAACCAGGAAACGATAAACTACTACACAGACGAATTGAAGAGATTCAAAAACGTATCAAGCAAGAAAGCATTTCTAACGAGAAGCAAGAAGGAGGTACAAGAGTACATTAAAGACTTGAACTGGGCATTGGATGGTCGTGGATGGCTCTACGGGGAGCGAGTACACCAGGGTCTGGTATGGGAGCAAGAAGATGAGTTAAGACTAATAGAAAAGCTATATAATAAACTAACAAAGTAAATATTAACAAGGGGAGCGCAATGCTCCCCACAAAACCAAACACAATGAACACTAACGAAAAGATCTACAAAGCATTCAACAGCAGAGAAACGGTTGAAGTTGAAAACATCTATAAACCATACAAGGAACAAAAGACGTTATTGAGCAAAGGCAATACGAATGCCAAAACTAGCAAGAATGCAGTTGAGACATACATTTTGTACTTATCGCCGTATACGCAAAATAGCAAGAATATAAACGTTTGCCCCAAAGCAAGTAAAGGATGTGCTGCAGCTTGTTTGTTCACAGCTGGAAGAGGAAGAATGTCAAACGTTCAAAGTTCAAGAATGAACAAAACTGAGTATTACCTACACGACAAAAGTAAGTTTATCAATCAACTTGCTAAGGAGATAAAGAAAGCCATTCTGAAAGCTACTGTAAAAGGTAATGACATTGCATTCCGTTTGAACGGTACAAGTGACATTGACTTCATTTACCTGCTAAAGAAGTATGCTGATTTCGATGCATTGAATACACCAAATAACGTACATTTCTATGACTATACTGCTATCTTAGGCAAGGCAAGAAAATACAAAGGTACAAAGTATGCCGTTACATTAAGTAGAAAGGAAGATAACCAAAGTGAGATTGATACGGCAATTGCTGAAGGTATAAATGTCTCTGTAGTATTCGCAAATGAATTACCTGCGGAGTACAATGGCGCAAAGGTATTGGATGGCGATATGGCTGATGATTTGATGCTGACCAACAAAGGAATAGTATTGGGATTGAAGGCGAAAGGAGACGCAAAGAAAGACGAAACCGGATTCGTAGTAAGATAATTATTAACAAGGGGAGCGCAATGCTCCCCACAAAACCAAATAAGTTATGTATACAAGAAACAACAATCAAAATGTTTATAGCATTTTTGTTAACGGAGAGTTTATAAATGGATCAGACAATTATTCATTTGCTATGAACAGAGCGCTAGGTATTGCTCTTCTTAAAGGATTAGAATTTACGAATACCAAATCAAAACTAATAATCGATAAATGGATTGGTGATGGAGAGACAGTAATAGTAACTAAAAACAAATAAATTATGTATACAATAAACGACAAAATGACAGATGAAGTGGTAGTTAGATGTGACTATCTCGATGAAGCAGTTACGATCTTAGATTTGCAATTGAACTTTGAATCATATGAGATACGAAGAGTAAGTAATATGGCGGAGTTCAGAAAAGGAATCCAGTACATTGCATACGTGAAATGGTACAAAGGAATCCAAAACGACAAGACGTACGTTAAAGAGTTCTTGAGTGAATCTCACTATCAAAATTGGGAGAACTTCATTCAGAGTAAAGGAGGAAAGGTAATAGGTATAAACAAAGTAAAAGATCAAGTATTATGAAAACAATTTTAATCACAGGCAGTATTAATCCTATCGTACACAGGCTATGGTAGTGAGGTAAATGAAACAACAACAACAACGTTTGAATACGTTAAACCAAAGAAAAGAAAGAAGAAGCACAGAAGAAAAAGAAAGTGCTACAACAGTACAATTTTAGTAGGTAATGGTAAGTATAAAAAAAGAAGGAGATAAACTATGGAAAAGTTATTAGAAGAGTATTTTGATTTAAAGGATATGTTATTGGATTACACAGATGAATTTCACGATGCGATGTTCTATGATATCCAAGGCTATTATGAAGAGATTGATCTATCAGATGAGGAAGAATGCAAACACTATACTGAAGTACTAACGAAACAAGTTAACGCATTCAAATCAATCTTAGAGGCATACAAACAAATAGATTATACATTTTGTTAGAACGTAAATAGTTTACGATGTTGAGTCGTACATTTGAATAAATTAAATTAAACAAAACAATTATGAAAAAGAAAATCAATCAAGTACAAGCAATGGGAACAATAATTTCTAAGAAGGACGGTAAGTTCTTTGGTGTAAAGTTCATCAAGAAAGATGGAACAATTCGTAAGATGTCCTGCAAGAGAGTAGTAAAGAAAGAGATTAACGGCAAGGGAATGTCTTACAATCCATTGGAGAAAGGTTTGATTCCTGTATACGATTTGAATAAGAAAGGCTATCGAACAATAAACTTAGCCACGATAATCGAATTGAATATGGATGGAGTAAACTACGATGTGATAAACAATTAGACATTATTTGTACGTTAATCAAAAAACATTTATTATATTCACAAAAAAATAAAGCTATGACAATTTACATTTTATTTAACCCAACAGGAACAATAGTAAGATCAACAAGTTCGTTGGACGATGCAACAATTTGGAAGGCAACAAGAGGAACTTATATGGAGGTATACCACTGCAATTCCAGGGACCTGGGGACATACAAATCTGATGATGAAGTATGGATAGGCAATGGATTCGGTGAAGAACTTTACTCAGTTGATACGGATGGAAAGATTGATGGAGTAGATATCGATTCGATTAACCTAACGAAAGACTTTCACAACGAAGTTTTACAGGCAAAAAAAATGGAGGGAAACCACGCCCTCCATTAAACCTAATAACAATAAACCTTTAAGAAACTAAGGGAACATAAATAAATAAATAATTTAATCTGCTCTCGTTAGCAGGTACAAATATAACTAAAAAAACAATAAACTATGCAACAAGTAATAATAGATTTCGGAGGATTTTATGGATCACTTCACGAAGCATTCATCGAAGATGCGATGTGGGCTGATGACGATGGAGGTGAAAGCCTTACGGACAGTGATGAGAATATTGATTGGGATGCAGTCAAAGATACATATAGCGAGGCTTACTTAGACAAGCTATGTGAGTTCACTGCATTCGAGTTGGGAATGGAAAGCATTCACATAAATTACAAAGGACTTGACAGTCCAAGTTATTATAACTTCACAACAGATGTTATTATAGGTGAGATATCGGATGAACATTCACTTGAGATGATGAGTGCGATACAAAAGGACGATTCTTTCTTGGAGTACATACAGGAGAGAACAAATAGTTACGATGGATACATTTCATTATACACGTTTGATGAGGTACTTGAGAACAAGGACAATACACTTATAGAATTTACGCTTGATTTTATGGCAGGTAAGTACAACGAAGAAGAATTATTTAATGATCACTCAGAATTAATAGAAGCAATACTATGAAAAAGATGATAATAATAATTGCACTTGCAGGAGCAGGATGCATAGAGGAAACAACGAGAGAGGTTGTTGATAAGCCAATTGAAACTGTGGAGATTGAGCAGGTAGTTGATACGGTTGTACAAGATACTGTACAAGTAAAGACTATCTGGGAGCAGTTTGTTGATGCGGTTATATTTGTTGAGAGCATTGACAACGACAGTGCGTACAACCACAGAGAGAGGGCAGTAGGATGCCTACAGATTAGACCAATAATGGTACGTGAGGTGAACAGGGTTCTAAAGAAAAGCAAAATAAATCTAAGGTACACAATGGATGACAGGTGGAGCAGGGAGAAGTCCATCGAGATGTTTGAGATTATGGCTGAACAGGTTGAGTGCTGTGAGGGATTGGAGTTTATGGAGTTCTGTGAGATCGTAGCAAGGAAGTGGAATGGTGGTGGAAGAGGACACAAAAAGAAATCAACGTTAGTTTATTGGAATAAAGTGAAGAATAAATTAGGAAATGTACAACCTATAGATTAAATTTGTACTAAATTAAACATAAACCAAATGAAAAATAAATTGATTCATAAATTGACTTTGCTTGATGTTAGCCTATATAGAAAATCAGGGTTATCAGATGCAGATAGTAAATATAAAAAAGAGCCGTTACATTTTAGAAGTATACTTTTCGATATTTATTCAAAACTAAGTATCGAAGATATTGAACAAATAATAAACCTTAAAAAATAACCAAATGATAAAGATAACCAAAGACAATTTCGTATGGCTTGACGTAACTAAGCAGTGCGTATCACAGGTAAAGACCAAAGAATTATTTGATGCACAGGTATTGTATGAAGTATTTGACGATGATAGTGAGAGTTTGATTGAAGACCCTGTACTCGTTAAGTATGCGATACAGAGAGGATCAAGAATATGCATCGAGGTAGGTGAACTACCAAAGAAATACCAACCTAAGGAAGTTTGGGATGGAACGGACAAGGAGTTAATAGACGGACATTGGTTCGTAAAGATGGCAAACATTTTAAACATAAAAAATGAAGACAATTAAAATTAAAGATAGAGAAGACAAGGTATTATTCACCCATACTTGTGACAACAACACTATCACAATAACATTGGAGAAAGCAGTAAGTGAGGGTGCTGATTTAACAAATGCTAATTTAGAATGTGCTGATTTAGAAGGTGCTTATTTAAGAGATGCTAATTTAGAAGGTGCTGATTTAAGAGGTGCTGATTTAACAAATGCTAATTTAGAAGGTTCTTATTTAAGAAAAGCTGATTTAAGAAAAGCTGATTTAAGAGGTGCTGATTTAACATATGCTGATTTAGAACGTGCTAATTTAACAGGTGCTGATTTATACGGTACTTATTTAAGATATGCTAATTTAGAATGTGCTGATTTAACAGATGCTGATTTAAGAGAAGCTAATTTAACAGGTGCTAATTTAAGAGATGTTTGGTTAAGAGAAGCTAATTTAAGATATGCTGATTTAACAGGTGCTTGGTTAAAAAATGCTGACTTAATAGATGCTCATTTAAGATATGCTAATTTAACAGATGCTGATTTAACAAATGCTAATTTAACAGGTGCTGATTTAACAGGTGCTAATTTAACAGGTGCTGATTTAACAAATGCTGATTTAGAAGATGTTATAAATAACCCATTAAAAAAAGATCCACAAGACAAGGTAGTAACTAAAGTTATAAACTCATTTAGAGAACGCTCAGAGCAGGGAATAAATAAATATGGTACAACCCTACAGAGAGATGACTTGAGTCCATTAGAATGGATGCAACACCTACAGGAGGAGTTGATGGATGCAACACTATACATTGAGGTATTAAAAAGTAAACTAATAAAGTTAGAAATTAAAGAAGCTGAAGACAAGGTGTCTGACGTATGTGATTAACAATTAAATAAAGTAAAATGAAAGAAGAAAAAGAAGAAAAGGAAGACAACGTAGAAATGGGACTTGGATTAATCCAAGGAGTAATTGGATTAGGTTTATTAATCTATGCGGTGTATGTATTATTAACAATGTAAAACAACATCGGTATGATTAATTTATTAGAAAATATAATTGATTACTACTCAGAGGAAGAGTTCTTAAAAGCCGATGGGTTTGATGATGCCGTAATTGGAGTTGAGTTAAATTCAATGCGACTAATATATTCAATGACAAGATGTATAGAGATTCTTGTTGAGGAAGGTATGTCAGTAGAGGACGCATTGGATCACTTCCACTACAATGTATCGTCAGCATACGTGGGAGAGAAGACTCCCATATGGTCGGATGATATGTATTATTAACAATGTAAATTAAATTAAATGTCAAAGTCTAAACAGACGTTCACGAGTATACGAGAGGAGCAATCCAACAACGGAGAGTTCGACATCCTATACGAAGAACAGGAACAGATGATAAAATCAAATCAAAATGAAGAAAGAAATATTTAACAAGTACGTAGATAGGGTATGCCATATACTTGATATGGATGAAGATACACTATTCTCCAGAACAAAGAAAAGAGAATCCGTAGATGGAAGGCTATTGCTTTACTACCTATGCCACAAGAGAGATATGAATATAGTTTATATCCAAAAGCATATGCTAAACAAGGGTCTGAATATCAGCAGGTCATCCATATACAATGGAATAGATAGAGCAGGTCGTATGATAAGTGGTGACAAGGACTACAAGAAAACAATCAAAGATTTGCAGGATGGCATATAGCATAGAAGAGGTGTTCGATCAAGCAAGTAACGATAACTACGCTATATCTATGACAGGCTACAACTCTGAGTCTCATATGGTATATGGCATAAAGATAATGAAGGACACATCCAACAACGAGATAAGGCTACTTGACACTATGAGACGTGGGGATCATTTTATTCCACTGACGAAAAAAGAAGTAGAAATATTCTTAGAAAATGGTTGGAGATATGGTGTGTATGTATTATCTTTGGACAATTATCGTACAAAGCTTGACAAGATAGAACAAAGAATACAGAAGTGTATAGCCGAAAAGAAATCATCAAAACAAATATCAATACAAAAATCAAGTAGAGAAAGGATACTAAAGAAGTATTCAGAAATTAATCTTAAATTAAATCAATTAAATTATGGCAACAACAAAGAAAAAGCAGACAACATTTGAAAAGCTATCTGCTATCAACGTAAACAAATTCATCGAGAAGAAGAACGGATTGACATACCTGTCGTGGGCTTGGGCTTGGAGTGAGACAAAGAAGAACTGTCCAGACGCTACATACCAAGTGGGTGAGACAGAGTACGATGAGGCTACAGGCTTTATGTGTCACACAAGTGTAACTATAGATGGCGAGACATTGGAGATGTGGCTACCTGTTATGGACGGCAAGAACCAAGCGATGAAGAAAGAACCTTACACGTACACCACACGCTACGGACAGAAGGAAGTGGCGGCAGCCACATCATTCGACATCAACAAGACACTTATGAGATGCTTGGTTAAGAACCTTGCGATGTTTGGTTTAGGTATCTACATCTATGCAGGAGAAGATATGCCTGCAACAACTACTGAAGAGGTTGCATCTGCACCTGCAAAGAAAGCTACAGGTGGTACTGAACTAAAGGTAGGAGATCCTAAGTGGGAATCAATGGCTAAGTTCTGTAAGGAGAACAAGGCGTTGGGATACAAGAAGCTATGTGATAAGATTGAAGCCAAGTACAAACTATCAGAGGGTGCTAAGGAAGAGATTAAAAAGATAATCAAGTAGCTATGGAAATCACTCCCGAAAATATAGAGAAGCTAAGGGATGATGAGCAGTACTACGGTGATTTTGGTAGACAGTTTCTGTCAAACTCAGACATAGGGAAACTACTCAACGACCCGACACAGTTTCGTCAACCACAGGCTGACAACATAAACTTCCACAAGGGTAGGTACTTCCATCAGCTAATACTGGAGCCTGAGAAGGCTGAAGAGACAGAGTTCATTGATGTGTCTTCACGCAACACGAAGGCATACAGAGAGCAGGCAACAAGAGGTATCATTATGCTTCAGAAGGAAGGTCAGCAGATTAGAGATTGTGTAAGTGCAATGATGAGTAAGCTACCATTCTTCGAGGGTATACGCCAAGAGGGGAATGAATATGAAGTACCTGCTATCAAGGAGATAAAGGGTATGCTATGGAAGGGCAAGGCTGATATCGTTTGTTCAGATAAGTTGATTGACTTGAAGACAACGAGTAACATAGATGACTTCAAGTGGTCGGCAAGGAAGTACAACTACGACAGCCAGTGCTACATATACCAAGAGTTATTTGGTAAGCCATTGGTATTCTACACAGTAGACAAGACTGATATGAGACTTGGAATCTTTACACCAACAGAAGAATTTGTTCAGAGGGGTGAGGAGAAAGTGATCAGAGCAGTCAACGTTTACAAGAAGTTCTTTGGAGATAACGCTGAGTTCGATATCAACGAATACTTTATAGAGGACAATCTATAATAAAAATATACAGGCAGTATGGGTGTGTGTTCCAATGGCTCGTAATGTTTGTAGACTATATGTATAATCAATTGGAACAAATTAAAATCAATTAAAATGGCAGAAGAAAAAATCTTTGCAGACGGTTTCTTATTTAAGAGAAACGACAACGCTCCAGAATTTGTAGTAGGGAGTCAATCAATTAAGGTAGAGGAGGCAGTAGCTTTCTTGAAGGCTAACGCTAAGAACGGATGGGTAAACCTATCTATCAAGCAGTCTAAGGGTGGTAACTACTACTGTGAGTTAGATACCTGGGAGCCTAAGAAGGCAGGCAATGAACAGCCTGCTGCTCAAGCAACTAATGCTGATGCTGACTTACCATTCTAAGTTAGACCAATCTAATAAAGAGATGGGGGGCAAACGCTCCCCTCTTTTTTGCCTTATCAAATGTTGAAATGAAAAAAAATAATGCCCTATACTACTTTTTATATTTATTATTATTTATTTTTATTCTCCTCTATAAAGAGAAAAAAAACAACATAATCAACACAACCACTGATAATCAATAAGTTAGCAATTAATAATCAACATAAAATCAACACAGTATGTCAGAACAAGTAACAATATTCAAGAACATTAAAGAGACCGAAACCCCATTCCACAGGGACATAGAGGTGGTATTAGAGAGAATAAAAGATGGTGCAACAAAGAGTTTAGTTAAGCAGATTCGTTCAACTAAAGAGAAGCCACAGAGAAATGAACTAAAGAAAAGACTCCCGGCAATATGCTTTTCGGGGACGTTTAATAAACGTAAGGACAATGGTATCGTAAAGCATTCGGGTTTCGTATGCCTTGACTTCGATGGATACGAGAAGAAGAAGCTACTCCTTGAGCATAAGGAGAAGCTAACCAAGGATCAGTATGTATACTCGGTGTTTATATCCCCATCGGGTAATGGACTAAAGGTATTGGTTAAGATACCTGCAAGCCCAGAGAATCACGTAAGCTACTTCAACTCATTGGAGAAGTACTTTGATTCACCTTACTTCGATAAGACCTGCAAGAACGTAAGTCGTGTATGCTACGAGTCATACGACCCACTACTATTTATTAACCTACACTCAAGTGTATGGGATACGATTGCAGAGCCTGAGTACCAAGAGGTAGATAAGTACAACGACCCACAGACCATTCCAATTACTGACGAGAACAAGATAGTTGAGATACTAATTAAGTGGTGGTCCAAGAAGTATCCGATGGTTGAGGGACAGAGAAACCAAAACTGCTTCGTACTAGCTATGGCATTCAACGACTATGGTATAAACAAATCATTGGCAGGGTATGTACTAAATAGATATGCAACCCCTGACTTTACAGAGGGTGAGATTTCAAGGACAATAGACAGTGCCTACGCCAATACTTCAAGCTTCGGGACCAAATACTACAAGGACGATGAGAAGTTGCAGCAAATCAAAGATAAACTAAGGAGAGGAGTATCAAAAAAGGAGATTAGGAATCAGCTAAGTGAAGCAGGACTCGATTCAGATTCAGTTGACTCCGTTATATCTGTTATTGAAAGCGAGGAGTCCAAGAAAACATTTTGGGAGAAGAGCGACAAGGGTGTGATAAAGATAATCCACTTCTCGTTTAAGAAGTTCCTTGAGGACAATGGCTTCTACAAGTACTGTCCAGAGGGCGGGAAGAACTACGTGTTCGTTAAGGTTACCAATAACCTAATAGACCACACATCTGAGAAGGAGATAAAGGACTTTGTGTTAACGTACCTACAGGACATAGATGACCTAAGCGTATACAACTACTTCGCTGATCAAGTTCGCTTCTTCAGAGAGGAGTTCTTGACGTTGCTATCTACTATCGATATATACTTCATAGAAGACACAAGGGACTCAGCGTACCTGTACTACCAGAACTGCGCTGTAAGGATAACTAAGGAGTTGATTGAGCCAATTGACTACCTTGACCTTGGAGGATACGTATGGAAGGACCACATAATAAATCGTAAGTTCAATATATGTGATGACAAGAACTGTGACTACTCGGTATTCATTGGGAACATCTGTAACAACAACAAGGAAAGAATCAAAACAATGGAGAGTACCATCGGATATATGATGCACGGATACAAGAACTTAAGCTACTGCCCGGCAATCATTTTAAACGATGAGGTAATATCAGACAACCCAGAGGGTGGTACAGGAAAGGGATTGTTTATGAATGCACTATCAAAGATGAAGAAGTTAGTGGTGATTGATGGTAAGGCATTCGCATTTGAGAAGTCCTTTCCCTATCAGACAGTATCAGCAGATACACAGATACTCTGCTTTGATGACGTTAAGAAACACTTTGACTTCGAGAGGTTGTTTAGTGTGGTTACTGAGGGACTGACACTTGAAAAGAAAAACAAGGATGCTATTAAGATACCATTCAGCAAGTCACCTAAGATTGCTATTACTACCAACTACGCAATAAAGGGTACAGGTAATTCATTCGCTCGTAGAAAGTGGGAGATTGAGTTACACCAATACTACAGTAAGAACTTTACTCCATTGGATGAGTTTAAGAAACACTTCTTTGCTGAGTGGGATGACGATGAGTGGTGCTTATTTGATAACTATATGACGTACTGCTTGCAGGATTATCTAAACACAGGACTTGTTAAGAGTAAGTTCGTTAACCTTGAGGTTAGACAGTTGGCTTCAGATACATCTCACGAGTTTATTGAGTGGTGTGGTCTGGTTAGTGGACACCAAAAGAATGAGAAGATATTCTTTGATACGAGAATGGTTATGCAAGATCTATACTTTGAGTTTATATCCGAGTACCCGGACTACGCACCAAAGGCTAAGATGACTATTAGTAGAACGAGGTTTTATAGATGGTTGATTACATATGGTAATTTTATTTCTGGTCAAATTCCTGTTGAGGGAAGAGACTCTACAGGGAGATGGATTATAATTAAGTCACGTGAGAAAGCAAAACAACTTACTATATGAAAGATAACACAGACATAGCAATGGAGAACTCCTTTAGGGTTATAATACTCGGTGAAGACTGGGGTGATATTCTAATCAGCGAGGAGCCATACTTTGCTCACGTACCAACGAAGAGGTTCCCAAGTATGAGGGACATCAATAACTTAATTGAATACTTTAAATTAAAGAAAGACTTAGATAAATGTGCAGCATTACAAAGATACATAGAGGAAAACCCGACTCAATAATTGAGAGACACAGTGGCTACTCTGACGAGCAGATGTACGAGAGGTGCAAGGTATCATATGGTGTAATGACAAAGACCCATCCTATAAAAGTTGGGAGGGGTAAGAAGGCTGTCACGTTGCAGAAGAGGGTATTCCCTGTAGATGTTGTGGCTGAAAAAAGAATAGTCGAAAGTCTTAAATATTATAAAAACAGAATGGAGAATCCAAGTAAAATAAAGTTCAGAGATTATCAGAACAAAATAATATCAAGCGGATCAGAGATACTATTGAAGCACGGATTTCTATACTTGACTATGGAGGTTAGGACAGGAAAGACGCTGACTAGCCTGGGCATAGCGAGTATTATGAAGAGCAGCAGAGTATTGTTCGTAACAAAGAAGAAGGCTATCAGTAGCATAGAGAAGGACTACGACCTGTTGAAGCCTGAGTTTGATATACAGGTAATAAACTACGAGTCACTTCACAAGGTTGAAGACTTCAGCTTTGATGTATTGATTCTTGATGAGGCTCACAGTATGGGTGCGTTCCCAAAGCCAAGTAAGAGAGCGAAGCAGGTAAGGGATATAGTATCTAAGCACAACCCATACGTGATACTGCTGTCGGGTACACCAACGCCTGAGTCGTACAGTCAGATGTACCACCAGGTGTATGGCATACAGAACAACCCGTTCAACGAGTGTATAAACTTCTACAAGTTCGCCAAGAGGTATGTCAACGTGAAGCAGAGAAAGATAAACGGTCTGTTCATCAATGACTACCACGATGGTCTAAAGTCTATCGTTGACGATATGAAGCCATACATAATATCATTCTCACAGAAGGAGGCAGGGTTCAAGGTAGATACCAAGGAGCATATCCTTGAGGTTGATATGGATCCAATGACCTACAAGCTAACGTCAAAGCTTAAGAAGGACTTGGTCATAGAGGGAAAGGACGAGGTGATACTTGCCGACACACCTGTCAAGCTTATGATGAAGCTGCACCAACTCTACTCCGGCACTGTGAAGTTTGAGTCTGGAAACTCAACCATCATTGATACGTCAAAGGCTGAGTATATATACGACAACTTCTGCCTACAGAAGATTGGCATCTTCTATAAGTTCAAGGAGGAGTTGAACGCACTCAAGGAGGTATATGGCGATCAGCTATGCACAGAACTTGAGGAGTTCGAGAACACAGACAAGACCATTGCCCTTCAGATTGTGTCTGGTAGGGAGGGTATATCCCTTAAGCAAGCCAAGGCATTGGTGTACTATAACATTGACTTCAGTGCCACAAGCTATTGGCAGAGCAGGGACAGGATGACAACCAAGGAACGATTAGAGTCTGATGTGTATTGGATATTCTCCAAGGGTGGCATAGAGAAGGACATATACAAAGCGGTAAGTAAAAAGAAGGACTATACTGTTAGTCACTTCAAGAAGGATTTATTAACTTTAAATTAAATATGATGAACTACAGAGATTACAAATACAATTTAGTTACAGAGAAAAAAATTATTGAATTTATAAATTCAGCAGATAAACCTTTACGAAGAAAAGACATAAAAAAATATGCTCTTAGTATAGGTTACAAGGATAGAACACTTAGTGATATGCTTAAAAAAAGCGTTGTGAGTGGAAAAATACAAAGAATAAGTCAAGGTTTATATATGGGAACAGATAATAGAAAGGTTGGAAGTTTAGAGGTAATAGGGTACTCATTTGAGATGATTGAAGACGAGCCTAAGATAGTTATATCGATGGTAAAAGTTTTAGATACTGATGGTAAGTACATTAAATTTGCAAAACTAAAAGGTGTTGAGCCTTATTTACATATGTATCCAATATCATTTGCGAAAAAATGATTTGCTATATTTGTAATAGATGACCGAACAACAAATACAATCCAAGAGGATAAAGCAACTGGAGTCTGAGGGGTACTACGTACTCAAGCTAGTGAAGACCAACAAGAATGGGATACCGGATATACTAGCTATACCACCAAATGCAGGTGTTATCTTTAGCGAAGTAAAGACACCAAAGGGTAGGGTGTCAAAGTTACAGGAGTATAGACTAAAAGAATTAGAAGGATATGGATTTAGAACTGAAGTATTTAGAGGCTGAGACAAAGTGTGATATCGAAGACTGGTTCTTTGATAGGATGTCAGAGTATTCCATTGAAGATGCATCTACTATCATAGGAAGCACAGTTACGATATTGGATGATCTTCCATACTCAGAGGGTTGGAGTCAGGAGATATCAGGTGTGATAAAGAAAGAGGATCCTATATTCTTTGTGGTTGAATACGTGAAGCAGGAAAATGAAATGCCATCATTGGTCGATGTGTACGAAATAGAAATGGATGAGTACCTAGACTACATTAAAAAAAATCAAACAATAAATTATTATGAATCAAATAGAAATGTTAAACCTAAAGCAGAGCAAGATTGATAGGCTTCAGGCTATAATTAAATCAACACTACTCGTTGATGTAAAGAATGACAAGAACAGAAGACGCAATACCATAAACGCAAGATACATATACGCTGAGATACTTAGGAAGGATGGGTTCGGATGCTCAGACATTGGCAGGTCAATATGCAAGAACCACGCAACCGTACTACACTACTTTAAAAACTTTGATGGATTCATAGAATCAGACAAAACATTCAGAGAAACCTTTGATTTAATAAGGAAAAGATACACAGACCATTACGATTATGTTATAGATATGTCGTATGAAGAAATAAAAAAAGAAGCTTTTGCTTTGAGAATTGAAAATAAAAAACTAAATTCGGAAACAGACAGACTTCAACTTGAACTACATTCTTTAAAAGAATCGTTTAAATTAATGGAGAAAGAGACCCAGGAGAAGGCAGAACAAGAGGAACGTCTAAATAAAATATACACTGTTATTAAGCAGCGAACAAAGTACGGAACTGAACAAAAGGTTTTAAATAAAATAAATAATTTGTACAATGGTATATACGACTACTGATATTGACAAGGTGTTATCTTACAAGACTTGGTCTAACAAACGCAAGTCAGATGAGTTACTTAGGATGGACTGTAATATGTATTGCAACTTAGGATCGGACTCTACAAAATCAGATCGTGCTGCTGTCAGGGTTGTATCTCGAAAGATATACTCAGCTATAAAGACGGTTGATGATTCGTTAGGAACATTATTGATACAAACTATAGACCCTAAAAAATGATATAATGGCACAGGACTTCTCGGTATTTGATATAGACAGAATCAATCATATAAATTATCTGATGGATAAGATTAACGACTGCTCTAATAACATATACGAGGCTCTTGTTGATAGGGAGTTCGAGGACCTGGCAAAAGAAATAGATGTCCTTGAATCAATACTAAAAGAAATATCTGAATCTATAGATGATGAAGTATAACTACTCGCAATTTGCATCTGAAAAGCAGCTATATGAATTCGTTAAGGAGTTCTATATAGATGACCTAACTAATTCAGAATCATCCACGAGTAGATACGATTGCACATCTGAGAAGTATAATATAGATATTGAATTAAAGTGCAGGCGCAAGCACTACGATGAGTTGTTGATAGAGAAGTCTAAGTACGATTCATTAATCAGGCGTTCAAAAGAATTAGGTACTACTGTGGTATATATAAACTCTACACCTGAGGGGGTGTGGGGTTTTTATTTGAATGAGTGTAACATCGAGTGGTCTACAAGGGACCTGCCTAAGCAGACAGACTTCAGCCGGAGGCATAGAGTTCCAAAGGTAGTTGGATACCTCAACGTAAACGATGGCGTTGATTTACTTTCTCTTCTTCCTTCTGTTTAACTTATGAAGCTTTGACTTCTTGAATCCATCAGTGGCGTAGTAAAGCTTCACCTGTTTATCGGTGAAGACCTTACCACTTGGACTGATGTTTTTATTTCTCCCTATCTTCTTGAACGGCATAGCTTAGTTATTTTTTTAGCTTTTTTAGTTCTTCTTTTCTTTTCTTATCTTTCTCTTCTTTCTTCTTTCTTCTCTCTTCACTTACTTCTTCTTTTAATCTTTCAAGTTTTTCATATTCTGGACTCAAGTCCCCGAAGGTCTTATCCCATAGGAATATATCATCCTCCTTCATTTCACTTTCACTTTTATATATCGTAGACTCAAGAAGTTTATCTCTTAATTGTTTTAGTTCTTTAGCCTTAGGGCTTGAACTTGAAGTTTTTGCTCCTCCTTCGATAACATAATTAGAATATCCAAGTATCTTAAGTATATCTTTACTTATGTCTCCTCCTTCTCCTAGAGTTGAGTAGTTTTCATATAGCTTATTTAATGTTGGTCCAGGCACACCTCCAATAGTAAATAACTCAAGATAAAAATTCTTCATTTTTTCAGCTTTCTTGACAGGGTCCTCTGTTTGAATTGCAATCTTTGCTTTTGTCGTTATCTGCTGTGCTGTTTGAAGTAAACCAACAGACTTTGTACCTGTACCTGCCCAAGGTTTACCTGTCGCTAAGTCAGCACCCATATTAATAAATTCACCTATTATAAATAAAGCGTTTAAATTTCCAACAATACCTGCTCTAAACAAGTCTGCTTCATCCTCATCATCAAAGTCAGTAAGAAGTCCCGGAAGACCTGAAGATATATATTGGAATAACACTGGCATAGCTATATGGTACATAATAAATGTTCTAACATTCTCCATCAATGTTCCCTTGCCTGCAGTCTTGTCCAACTTTGATATCTTTTTACTTAGATTCCTTATTGACTGAATCTCTTTTCTAAGATATTGTTTTTGAGTTGTTAAGAACATATTAAGTCCTCTCATTATAGCATCTCCTGTTTGAAAGACATCCTTATCCTGAAGATCACTAGACTGCTGAGTTCTTTTTGTAGCCCTTTCAAACCTTTTAACAGCGTAATCAATAGCCTGTTGTTCTGTAGCTTTTGGATTTTTCTTTTTAAACTGAGCCTTATGGTATGAGTATAAAGGTAAACCACCAAGCATAATTGCAGTTCTATCACCTACCTTTATGTGGTACATCATTGCTTTTAGAATCCATTCTTTTGCAGGTTTAGGAACAAAGCTTTTCATTGCATCTTCAGAATAGCTTTCTATATTTTTCATAATAGAATCATACTTCCTGTCTTGCATATATATAGAGTTGTCCCTAACTTCCTTCCAAACCTTTGCTTGTTGTGCTTTATTTTTAGATGCGTATTCAAGCCACTTTAATCCACCAATATCATTCATATATGTAAACGTAGACGTTAGCTGTTTTATATATATTACTGGAGAAAGTGCAAGCCTTGCAATTATAAACGCAGTGTTCCAAGAGTTTACAAACTTATCTGTAGTTGAAGTCCTAGCCCCTCTATTTGCTATCTTCTTTAAAGAAACATCAATTAATTCCTTAGCTGTTTTCCCATATATATTCTCAATTGAAGAACTTATGTACTGATTTGAAAAAATTCTGTTTATATAACTTATGTTTTCGGCATATGCAGCAAAGTATTCCATATCAGTTAGATATGTCATAAGTGCATCATCACCGTCCATTGCAATTATCTTCTTATTGGTATTCATTCTAGCCTTGCTTGACTGTGCAGTAACTACATTAGATGCCTTTCCAACACCTGAAATTAAGTCTAAAGGTTCCTGCTCCACTCCATCTATATATTTTTTACCTGCATAGTTTTCATTCTGAGGCATATTTGTTCTGTATATTTTTCTGTATACATCATTGTACTTAGAGTACTTTGAAGGGAATAGTTCGTCTACTTGAAAGTCTGCCCACTTCTTAACCTCAGGCTCAAGAGCATTCTCAATCTCAGACATTACACGCTTGGCATTTTCTTTATTTATCTCTTTCTTTCTTTCTATTTCCTCCTTGCTGTCAAACTCTGAATTTATTTGTTCTAACCCAAACATATCCACACTCTCAAAAGAAGGATGATTTGATGGGTCCTTGTATTGGTTATATAAATAATACAATTGATTTTGACTTAGTACTAATGAGTTTTCTACAACTGCATCTTTCAAAGCCTTCTTTGTTTCCCCGTTTTTATTATCGTTATAGTTGTCTTTTGCTTTCTGCAATAATGATTTATCTATTACTATACCTGTGTTTTTTAATTTTTTATTTTGACGTATTTTATATGCAGTCTTACGCCAAGACTTATTTCCATATATCTCAATAAGTTTATTTTTAATCATAGACTCATACTCCATCCTTGCTTTCTTGAACTCAATAGATGATTCATCTATCCTTTCTGTTACAAGTTTCTGAAGATTTCCTCCAAACATTTCCCCTGGCATTGATGATATCTTGTCAATCAAACCATCTAAAGCCTCTGCACTTGTTAATACATCATCTACTTTTACACCTATACTTTTGAGTATTTGTTTAGTTTTTGCATCAACCTTCTTAGAGAGTTCTTTATTTTCTTGTCCTCTCTTAGCTAGTTTAAGTTCTTTTATAGCATCAGGTGAACTAAGGTCAATTTTATTACCTGTTATCTCTTCATAAGCTATTTCAAAGTCTTCCTTAGCCTTTAGTCTTGATCTTTCAATTTCTGATTTCAATTCAGTCTTACCCTCTGATATTATTTGACTTAAAGTAGTATCTATATTATCAAGGGACTGTATCTTACTAAAGTCAGTATCATCCATTAGCTGAGAGTTGTTATACTCTATTGCAACTTGAATGTCTACCATTCTGTTTACCTGCTCATTACTAAGCTGACCCTCGGAATTTAATGTATTAAACTCATTAACTAAATCCTCGTTTATTTTAGCTATGGTCTCTACGTCCTGTTCTGTAATTGTTTTTTTAGTAGGCTTAAATATATTACTATTTATATAGTCAATACGTTCTTTAGCAGCAACACTTATTATCTTTCCTTTTAATCTACCACTCTGAACCTTTGTATATTTCTTGCCTAATATGTTATTTATATTCTTAGACAGAGACTCTACATTCTTTCTTATAACAAGCTTTGCAACATCCTCATAAACATTTTCTATATTCTTTTCATTAGCCTCTGTTACTGACCTAACCATATCAATCACCTCCTTCTTTGTATACAAACTAGGTGGAAGTGTTTTTCTAATAAAGTTTCTAAGACCTGCCTTTACCTTGTTTAGTTCTTTTGCTCCTTTCTTTCTTTCTCTAACTATAGTTCTGGCTTCCTTTATTTTTTGATCCATATTCTTTGTTGGCTTTGTTCCAACAAATTTTTGAATATCACTAAGAAGTGCAGCTTGAGTTGTAGATAATCCCTTTCTACTTCTTAATTCACCCTTAACCTTGTATGTATCTGACTCAGAAATATACTCAGGCTGTTGCTGTAAAAATTCTATGGTCTTATCTACTATCTCTTGCTTAGTATATTTTTTTGACTTAAGGTTCTTTCTTTCAAGTTTCTTTCCATATTCTATTACTCTATTAAATAATGGACCACCAATATTTAGTCCTCCCATTATATTTTTAAAGCTATCAGGGACAGTCTTTTTTTCGAATATATCTGCTACTGGCACCTCCAAAGCCTTTTTCGCTTCTGTTGCGGTCATACCTCTATCCCTTATAAGGTAATCCTTTATCGTTTCATCCTTGAAGTTGTTTCTTCTTCCTTCGCTTATGATTGATGACACAGACATTACCTTTTGTTGTCTTTGTTTTCTAGCTACCTTAGCTACCTTAGGTATTGCACCTGCACTTGATAATACATTTGACTGAGCAAAATTCTCATCTGCCTTTCTTGATACCACCGTTTCATCTGTGTTGTATTTAGTATAGGTATCTGTTATATCATAAGATTTAAAGAACTTACTAGGTTGCATTATCTTATTAATCTTAGCCTTAACAACCCAACCAAATGACGGATGATGGTCTACATCTTTAGGATTAGTTTTAGAAACTTCAAATGTTGTTGGGTCAAACTCAATGAAAGACATAATCTCACCTCCAACAACTCCCTTGTTTAAAGGGTCAGTAATTCTATTATGAAACTCAGTTAGATTCTTTACACCAATTGCTTTCTGAAATGTTTTGTCAGATGCAATTTTTTGATTTAATATTTTTCTAAGGTCAGGAGAATAATTGTTTTCAATATCTAATAAAGTGACCAATGCTTTTGGGTCCTCCTTAAAACTATTTAGATTTTTTAATCTACTGTTATTCTTCTTGTTGAATTTTTCTAAAGCACTCTTACCATCCTTAGATTGAAGTCCACTATTGAATGCATCAATAAGATTTTTCTTACTAAGTATTTTTTCATCAAGAACTAAATCAACTAAAGATTCAAAAATGTGTTGCTGAAATTGCCAAGAACCATTTAGAGTACCGGAATGTGGAGCAAACAAATCTGCCTCACCTTCTATTGAGTTTCTAATAAACCCTTCGGCTTGAGACTTCGTATTAAAAGCAGCAAGGTTAGATACATCACCTAACTTCCTGCCCGTTTTATTCATAATAATCGGAACATAGTTACGTCCGCCTAAAAGATTTATACTGTATCCATTACCCAACTCAGTCAAACCTGCGTTGGTATAGTCATACATATTAGTTACAAAGTTTCTCCCATCTAAAGTATAAACATCTACATCCTGAACAAGTTCTCTAACCCAAGTTCTCTGATCGTTCTGAACTTTAGGTGCATCTATTATATCTATTTGTTTTCTAGGAATTTTTAAGGTTCCAACTTCACCTTCAGAACCTTGCTCTTCTTGTTCTAAAGTCTGAATGTCTGACTCCTCAATAACCTCACCTGTTCTAGTCTTTCTTGATATTACATTTAATAGGTCAACAACATCAGAATCTTTTGCTCCGAAGTCACTTCCTAATTTAATACCAAACTTTTTAGCTATACTCTTTAAGAAATCTACAATTATATTTTTTGATGGTCTGTTAAGCTGTCTGTATTCAGAGGAAAGTATACCTACTAATTCCGCTAATCTTTCTTCATTTTGTAACTCACCCTCATAACTCTTAGCAAAAGCTTCAATTCTTTTTGAAATATCACTGTCTTTTGGTAGAACCTTTAGAACAGACGATACCATCTTCTCTGATGCTATTGCAATATCTGGATCGCTTTTTATTTTATCCATTAATACTGCGTGAAATATTTCGTGTGGTACTGTAGTCTTTGTAGCTTTAGACAGGTTAACGTGTATAGTGGTATTGTTAGGATTATATTCTGCTCTACCATCACCAAGCTTTGCATACTTTAAATACTCATCATTGGTTTCGTGAAGTACTATTTTAACATTAGGTAATACTTTAGAAATAGACTTTGCTGCAAGTTTAGCTATATTAACCACATTACCTCTTAATGGGTTGGTATTTTTAGAACCATCTTTACTTCGGTTCAATGTAATGTTCTGTCCTTTTTTGAATAATGAATCAATATCATTTTGTTCTTCAGTTGTTACTTCTTCAGTTACTTTCTCAGTTACAGTTGTATCAGTAAACTCTTCAGAAATCATTTTTCTAAAGTCATCTAATTCTTGTTGCTCCTGATTAGCAGTTTCAATTTCAGTCTCTAAAGCCTTTATTCTTTTTGTTTCTGCATCATACTCTACAGTTCCTTCTTCTATATTTTGAATGTCTATTTTGCTTTCTTCAAGCTTTTCTTCAAGTACATTTAAAGGTTGCTCTGATAGGTTATCAAAACTAAAAGTTTCGGCTTTTCTTCTTGGTGTTATATCTTCCTCAGCTACAACCTCCTCGGCTACAGTTGGTTCGGCAACCTCCTCAGTTACAGTTGGTTCGGCAACCTCCTCAGCTACAACTTCTTCAGCTACAGTTGGTTCAGCTACAACTTCTTCAGCTACAACTTCTTTCTTACCTAACTCAGTTAGTTCGTTGTCTATCTCTTTGATACGTTCCTTCTCCTTAACGACTAAGTTAGGCTCCTTGCCCTCAACCTTAGACTCTAGGTTTCTCTTCTCTACTATTAAGTTGAAAGCTTCTTTGGCATCACTCGTATTTAAGTTGTCAGGTATCTGATTAAATACTCCTAATGAATAATCTAATCCGTCAAGACTTTTTTGTGCTTGTTCCTGAGTCATCTTGTCCTGTAAAACTTGAACTTCTAATTGTGTTTTATATAAGTCGTAGTTCTTTTTTCTAGTTGCTACAGTACGCATCATATCAAATTCAGTTTGACTTTCAATGCCATTTTTAGCTGCTCTAAATGCTTGACCTGCTGAATTCATAACAGAACCTCCTACAAATCCAATCAGCCCGTTCTCCAAAATCATCGCAGCAGCTTCTCCAATTGTTTGTGGTGTATCGAAATATTCTTTTCCCTTTATACCATTGTATGCTTTCTTAAGACCAATGTCCATACCTGCTGCCTGTGCAATTTCTGTACCTGCCTCGAAACCACCTGCGGTTAAAACGTTAAGTCCTCTCTCAGCAACAGTCTCCTTAGCATTTCTTTTTATTATTTCTGAAATAACTTTTGCACTTGCCCCTTCAGGTATCTCTTGAAATGATTTATCAATAAGTCTTGCAACTAACTTTTTTCCGGCAGGTTTTGCTAACATTGCTTTACCTAATCCAACCTTCTCTAATGCACCTACACCTAATCCATAGATAGTAGACATAATTATTTTCTCATACTCAGGCACATCATCAAACTCAGGGTTATCCATTAAAGCTTTATTCTGAGAGTAAGACTGTGCAAACAATCCTAAGAACCCTCCATCAACAACAAACTTACCAATTTTAGCAATTGGTACACCACCAGTGAGAACACTACCTGTAGCCATAGCACCAACGCTTTCAGTAATACCAAATATTGCCTTAGTAAATATATCTCTATTTTCGCTTGAGAAATACTCCTGAGTCGAAACACCTGGAATAAGTTCTTCCATTGCTCTTTCTGCGTATGTCTGTCCGTATATGTCCTGTCCGGTATCCCCCTTAAGAAAACCAATTACAGAGGCTGCACCTCCAACAAATTTCTTAACAATTCCAGTTCCAAAGCTACCTCTATCCTGTTCTAATAGATAGCTTGCTCCTTGCGCCCTGTCTATATTTGATTCTGCAGTTTCAATTGTAGCTTTGTTTTTAGAGTATTCATCTGAAAGCTGCTTAAATTCTGTTACTTTCTCTAACATTATATCATCCTGAGGCTTCACCCCTGGAATTTGCTCACGATCTAAAATTGATTCTAATTTATTAAATTGAATATCGGATTCAAGTTCGTTTATTCTTTCTTCTATAATATCATTTGATTTCTTCTTGTTTTTAATTAGTGATTTTGTTCTGTATAGATTTTCTTTTTGATAGTATGTAGGCATAAGGCTTACATCATCTGCTACTATATTATCAAGTTCATCGCTATTTTCTAACCATTCTTGCCTAGCCTCAATTAAATCATTTCTTTCCTCAGGATTCAATTGTGGAAAATCATAGTCGAAAGAAGTTTCGTTTAACAGTTCGGTTAATTTTTTAGGATTTTCTCTAAGGTCTCTAGCCACTTTAGCATCAAAACTTGGGTCCTTCTCAATTGATTTTATTATTAATTCTTCATACTTTTTTCTTGCTAAGTCTCTGTCGTATGACTTTATACCAAGTTCAATAAATGACTTTAGTTTCTTGGCTTCGACTTTTCTGCCCTCTTTAGAAGTAGATAAATCAAATGAATCCGTTTCACCTGTAAGTTTATTTTTTACTTTAACGTAGTCAAAACCTGCTTCTGCTTCTTCAACCTGAAATATTTCTGATTCAGGTCCACCTAAAGACTTAAGTTGTTTACGAAACTTTGGTACAAATTCAGACTCATATTGATTCTGCTTAAAGCTTTCATCAATATCTGACTTAATCTTAGATACAGACTTCTTTCTTCTTTCTACTGTTTTATAATGTTCAGATTCAGTGTCTAATCCAAGAATCGTGCGATCTAATTTCTTTGAAACCTTAGGATCAGTAACTACATCTTTTAACTTTTTATCTAGTAGTTCTTTTGTTAATTTTTCTCTTAAAGATTCTGGAGTTACTTCCATCTCTTTATACTTCTGTCTGTTTTGAAACTCAGACAAGCTTTCAATTTCTGAAGTTATTGCTTTATTTTTACTTTTCTTTATTTCTGATTCTCTTCTTTCAATTGATTTATCAGTTTCTTCTGTTCCTAAAAAATATTCAAATAGTTGGTCTAGTTCTTTTTCCTTTTCTTCCTTGTCTATCTTCCAGTTTATTTCTTTTTTTATTTCAATTTGACTTGGTAGTTCAGACCAAGTCCCGTAATCACGAGATGATTTTGTATAACTTTTTTGTTCTGGAACTAATGGAACTGCTCCTTTTTCTAATGCCTGAGTTCTAAGACCTGATGGATCATCAATCGGTATAAATTTATTTTGAGTTTTTTCTCCAAGATTTATCAAGAACGTTCCGTCTGGTTGTCTCTTGTATTTTGCTCCTGGTCTTGTAGGATATGTATATATATCGTCCTCAGGTTCTACCTCATCGCTTCCTTGCTGCGTAGACAAATCCAAAGAAGAATCTTCCGATACGAAGTCCAACCCACCTTGCTTCGGAGCCATTGCTTCTGACATCTGCTCCTGTGCTGTCGGCTCTTTTTTTTTTACTTCCTCTGTGGCTTCAGTTACTTCAGGCTGAGATACTGCATACTTCTGCAAGAAACTCCTCTTTGCTTCTTGTGTAAGTGTCCATCTCTTGATGCTACCACATCAAAAACCTTATCACGGTATGCGTTGTCGTTGTTGTACTTCTGCTCAAACTCTCCGTAAGACTTTGTGTAGTAACCCTCCTCTTCGAAGTAGTTCATATAGCTTTTGAAGTTCGTTCATATTGTATTTATATTAATCTAATTCACCTGTTCCTGCTGCTTGACCTGTTCCACCTATACTAATAACTTCTGCTTTATTTTTTGTTAGACTATTTATAGCTAACTCCTTTAAGCCTTTTATCATACTTGGTCCATATGTTGTCATATGTTGCTATTGTATCTTTTCCTTTTTTAAATACATATCCTCCTGCACCTCTGTCATATCGAACATTCACACCAGTCAATCCGAGTTCAGGTAGTTTTGATTGAATCTCAGTCGTTCTTTTGTCTGCTGTTTTTAATTTCTTGTATGGTTTAAAATCAACAGCATTAATATTGCTTATAGCTTTTTCATACGTAGATTGAGCAACTTTGATACCTCTCTCAACATTAGTCTCATCATTAAATCTTCTTGATTTGTTAATGCCTGCGCCTCTAATTACAGCTTTATAGTCTTGACCTTCGAATGCATTTTCTCCTTCTCTACCAAAGGATGTGTAAGCACCTGCGATAAAGTCTTCGACAGTTTTTAAATTACCTGATACATCTCTAAATGAAAGTTCTGGTGACGTATCCCCTGTCATATAAGTAATTATAACGCCTGTCGGTGTTCTGCTTATTTTTTGTATACCATCATTTGCTCCTGCTAAATTTGTCTCCGCAGATACTATTTCGTTTTCGTCTCCATAGTACAAATCAGCAAGTAAATTAGCTAATGACTTTGCTCTTTCCCTCCTTGGTTTTTTTATCGGTCCAATATTTTTGTTCAGCAATAGATGGTTTTGCTATCATCTGTCGTGTTTCAACAGTTCCCTCTTCCTGAAGCATCATACGAGCCTGAGTCTTTAACGCTCTCTCTGCATTTGCTTCCTGCTCTTCAGTCAATTCGTATACAACTCTACCGTTCTCTGTCTTGGCAAAAAGAATATTCTGCTTTCTATTTCCGTTCTCATCCAATAAATCGTCAGGGTTATATGTAGTGCTATATAACTCACCGTCCATAGTGAATTTATTAAAATCCAAAAGTACAGAAGCACCATTGTAAGTACCACCCTGTAATTGGCTCTTTGCCCACTTGTCGCTTGCCTCTTCAAATAAACTAATAGACTTAAGGTCATCAACACTAACGCCTAACTCCTCAGCCTTCTTAGCTATCTGCTCATCTGTTAGACCATCTAACCCGCCTGCCTTTCGTACATACGTTGATATCTTTTCAATAGTACCTGCTTTATATCCTGTACCCATAGATGTAATAGCCTCTCTAACATCAGGCTTTAAGTTCTTAGTCCAATTTTTAGCAGCACCTACAACGTCAAAGTTTGTTACTGTTGTTCTAATTCTGTTTCTTAAGTTTGATACAGACATTAAGTTTGCAGGATTTGAATCCGGTATAAGTGGTCCGTCTGGATTATTAGGATCCTTAATCATCTTTGCAGCAGCTACGTTTCCTGTTGCTGAGTCAATCACAAGTCTTGCTCCCTTGAAGTTTGAGAATCCCTCAACGTTTTCCATCATCTCAAGAGTAACCTTAGATAGACGCTCTCCATAAGGAATATTATCGTTATTCAAAGCCATCTTCTTAGAGAACTCCTCATTGTACTCTTGGTATAGGCTAAAACCTATATCCGTTCCGTCAACTAAGTTTTGTCTCATAAGTGTATACTGAGAAGGCTTAAGTTGACCTGACTTGAGTAGTGTCTCTTGCATCAGCATCTGTTGCTGAAGGTCATCAGCGAATGCTAATGCAACCTTGTTGAGTTCACCATCCTCACCCACAGGTACATTGGCTACTACTTTCTGATACTCTCTTGTAGCTTCATCTATGGCTGCTTTCTTTTCTTCACGAACCCTAGCCTCTTCGTTCAACATATTGCTGAAGTTGCTTCCAACCTCTGCCCAGTTGATTTGATTCTCAGCCTCTCTTTCTACGTACTTATATGCTGTTGCCATTATTTATTTTATTAATACCCGAATGGGTTTACGTAACCAAATGGGTTAGTTAAAGCCCCCACGCCTGATAAATTTGTACCTGGTAGTGTTGTTAGTCGTCTAGTAGTTCCAGGACCAATACCACTTACTCCTATCTGCCCTGGATTGATACCAGTCATTGGACTTGTATTTAAAACTGGATTAGTCAATCCGCCTACTCCTGATAAAGAATTGTATAATGGAGATATAGCTTGCACTGGTGTGCTAACTTGTGGCGATGTTGCCGCTGCTGTACCTGCCGGGTTAGGAAGCATAGTTCCTTGCATATAACCCTTATATATATCCGTATATACTGGATTGTTTTGTAATCCGAGTAATGCAGGTTTACCTGCATCTCGCTTGAATCTTCTGAATTCACCTCTTTTCATCGCCTCAAAAGGAATATCTGAAAGACTTCTTTCTGCTCCTGCATAGTTTACAGTCTTATCTCCGAAAGCACCTTGTCTAGCTGCTTCTCCAAACGCTGCCTGCTGTGCTGCTAAATCTTGTTGATATAGAGGAATCATACTTATACCCTGACCTACTACATTAACAACACCTTTAATACCTTGAGCCTTAGCTGCTTGCATCGCTTCTTGTGCCTGTGCTGCCTTTAACTGCTCACCTGCTACCTCTTCTAAGTCTAATCCTACACCCAAGTCTCTAAGCCTTGACTCTTCCTCAAGTATTGCCGCCTCGATGTTTGTCATCTCGTCAGCCATTGCACCTCTTATCTTTGCTTGTCCTGCCTGTTGTCCTGCGTAAATTCTTCCTGCTGTTGCTGCTGCTCCTCTTTCACTCTCAACTCCTGCCTGTGTAGCCATAGCACCTTGAACCAACATAGCTTCTCTTTCCAAGTCGTATGCTTCCTTCTTGATTGCCATTTGCTCGGCATAGTTAATCTCAAGCTTCCCTCGTGCCTCAGCCATTGCCTTGTCAGCGTCCATCTCCGCTTGCTCCATTAGCTTTCTCTGCTTTGCCGCCTGAGTAAAAGATATTCCAGTAGATATAGCCTTTGAGGCTAAACCTCCTGCTGCTGCTATTGTTGTTATTGATGCCATATTATAAAGCTTTTATCATTTCACTTGTATAAGAGTCTCCTTGTATATATCCTAATTTTTCATATGTCTCTTGTAAACTCTTATGTTTTATTAGAGCGTAACAAAACTTAGAACCGTTTTTCTTTGCCAAGTTTGTTAATGTTTCTATTAATAAACCAATAGCATTTCCTCTATGTGGCTTTTTTCTGTATTCTTTATTTGATATAATAAAATCAACCCAAGCAACTTTAGAGTTTGTTATGTATAAGTATCCTGCACAAACAGGCTGACCATCATCCAAAACAATTATACCACCCTTACCATTGTCAGGTAAAAAATCTTTTACAGGTGCTGTCCATCCCCAATCACTCCACCACTTCGTTAAGTGAGTTTCGTAGTCTTCTTCGGTCAGTGGTCTTATATCAAATATCATTTAACAACAAAGATAGTAAATTTAAGGAAAAGATTTCATTACTTCGCTCTCTGCGGCAAATAATTCTACCTTCTCAGTATTGTTGTTTGTCAATGTGAATACGCCATAGTGTCCAAGTATACCGTGAGACTCTGATACAGCGTTCTTTATATACAGCATATACTCCGTCTGAGTAGGTGCAGGCTGCGCCCCTGTTATGGTATTGTCTACAACTATGTTGTTTATTCCTGCAGGCAAGTTCTGATTGACCTCTGTAACCTGACCCAATAATAATGGATTAGGATTGCCAAAGTAAACCATATCGCCAACGCTAATTATATTCCCTATGTACAGGGTAGTTGGAAAGTCTACAGTAGTTACACCACCCACGACACCTATAGCTGAACTTGTACCCAAGCCATTCAGTGACCTAAGGGCATACTCATCTACGCCTGCAGGTACATCTCCTGAGTTTCTAACAAACGCAAAGAAAGCACCCTCCTTCTTTTCAAACCAAGTTGAATCAACGAACCCTGAGTCCTGCTGATCGCTAGTCAAAGTAGCTGACCAAGCGTCATCACCCTCTAAGTTAATGGTCTTAAATAGCTTATTCTCAAGCGGTTGAGCGTTAAACACAGACTGCAAAACTGAAGGGTAGTTATCGCCATAGAAGTTATTTCTTACATCATTGGTATTATGCCTGTAAAGATTTCCTGACTTGAAGGTATAGAAGTAGTTGTTCATACCAATCATAAAATCTGGAACGTAAGAATAGAACGAAGGGAATCCCTTAACTCCCGAATCATATGTTAGTGTGTACTCTGTATTTTTATCTACTTGGCTCATATATTATTTTTATTTATGGATTTCTCAAATCCCATATCAAGTATAGGTAGTCACCATCGTTACCCGAGGGCATAGTGAATGTTGCCTTGATATAGTTTGGCTGACCCGATAAGTTTGGTGTTATTCCAGTCGATGCTGCAATCAAATCACTAACCGAACTTGCAGTATTAGGATAGTTTGTTGCTGTTCTCAAGTATCTAAATGAATTGTTTGCATTATCAAAATTAGCAGTATCTGACTGAAACTTGTTAAATGCCAACACTACATTAGAACCATCTGGAGGAACAGAGCCTTGACCCTGAATACCAGTTAACGAATTGTATCTAGTAACTACAGGGTCTGTTGTTCCTGTAGCAAACTGAATAGGGCTTGATGTAAGCGGTGAAATGAAAGTCCCATCCTGATATCTGTACTCGCTATGGAATGTAAGAGTTGCGTCATCTGCACTTGTAGCAATAACTTCAATTACAGTTATCTCCTTAGCATCAGGACACTCAACCTCCAATGTAATTTCAACTATATCAGTTGGTGTTATTGTAACGTTTATCTCAGTGGCGTTTATGACATTTTTATTTATTGTTTGCGAACCACTTGCAGTTTGATTGGTAAGGCTTGTAGTTACACCGTTGTAAGTGATGTCCACATCAAACGTGCCTGTTATCTTAGCTACAGTCCAAGTTATGTCAACGTCACCAACTCCATTACCCATCTCAAAGCACTCATCAAATATCTCAGTAGAGGTAATTTCAAGTTGCCTAGATATACCACAGTTTATGCAAGCCTTTGGCATTGGTACTAAGTCTTGGTTTGATGATAGTACATACTCGTTCATATAAGGATCGAACCCACCTAACTTCTGTGTTTCAAATTGTACTAAGAACAAGTCTCTAAACCAAGTACGCATACCCAAACTGGATATCACTTCTAGTCTATCTGAATTATAAGATGCGCCACTTAACTTTAATACCACACCCCTCTTTGCGTCTGTGAAGTATCTATCGTCACCATAAGACGAGAAGCTTTCAGGGTTATGGCTTATACCAAACTCTTCAACTCTTGCTATCTGATTCCCTAAAACTTCAGGTACTGACAGCAATAGGTTACCTGCACCTGCATCTGATAGTATATTCGCACCTGTGAGTACGTATGATATCTTATCTTCTTGTAGTGTAAGTACATCCTTCTCTCTTCCGTGTAGTATCTGTATAGGACCAAAGGACTCCTCTAAGGGCTTAAAATTCAACAGACCTCCATTGAACTCATTTAGTTTGTTTACGTTCGACTCATCGCTGTATACACCACTATAGGTAATGTCAGCAAATCTTCTAACTCTTCTGTAGTCTTGAGCCTGTGTAGACGTAACTCTATTCCCAAGGTTGAAGTCCTTGCCTAATATACTATCTCTAATCTTATAGCTTTCAACACCGTTACCAAAGGAGTAACAGTTAAAGAACCCTGTATCACAAATAGCAGGCTGTCCCGTTGATAGTATCTGATTCTGTATATCTCCTAAGTGTGTACCTGAAGGTATTGACGTAGAAGTAAGAGTTACATTCGCAGGATTCGTTGGTGGTGTAGCTGCACTTCTTACCACACTACTACAAACAGCAACAAATGTTACTGGAGGACCACTCGGAGCAGGGTTACTAGGAACCGTTATCTGCTGTGGTAAACCATTTATATCTGTGTAGTCATAGACCAAGTCGTTAGGGTCTTGGTTTAGTACTGATACGTCACATATATCGTCAGAAGTAACCAACCCAAATGTCTTAGAACTTTCATACCAAATGTCTGGTGCTGCATCAAGAGGTTCACTCTCGAACACTATTGTATTATCTGCTCTAATTATAGGCATAGAATATTGTATGGCAGACTGTTTATTATTGCTTGATCCACAAGCAGATGTACCTGTAATTAAAAGCTGTAATTGATTTGTTGAAGAGTCTCTATAAAAACCAACATATATAGTGATGTTATCTTCAGGTATAGTGGAAGGTGTAGTGTTTCCAACATAACTAAAGTTAAAATCAGCACCACCTCCACCAATGTCATTGTTTCCAGTAGATATCTTACTTATTACATTGTCTCCTTCAAACCAAGTTTGAAGATTGGTATAGTCTGCAGACGATGTTAGTTGTTTTTTAAATGTATATATTCTCTTATCGCAAGAACTATTATTACCTTTTCTTTCAATTAATAAATCAATAAATATTTTTGAACCTGATGGAACAGTATAATCTGTATAATTAGAACCAGGTATTGAAGGGTCTGGACTTATGTTTGCAGGATATTCAATTAGCGGACTATTCCCTGTAGTTCCAGTAATGTCCGTGTATTGTGGTCCCGGTATAAATGAATTTTCAGGTTGGTCAACAGAAAAAGAAGTTGCTTTCATTTTCATATATACACCCGATGGTACAGAGAAATTTACACTAGGGTCACTAGGAAGAGGAACCTCTATAAAGTCTGAACTCTTAGATGCCTTCTCTAATACAGTAGCGTAGTCACAACTTGAAGTAGGACCTTTTGAATCTCTTTTAACTATAAGTCTTTGACCGTTAGTTATTTTCTGTGAGTTTTCTCCTTCCAATAAAAAGTAAGTATTCTGGTCTGAAGGGTCAGTAAAGAATATATTACTATATATTGTTTCGTAAGACTCTCTGTCAGGCTTTATTGCATACTTATAGTTCTTTGCCCACTTAGGAGCAACTTGAGTAGTTGGTATATTTACAAGTATACTATTAGCTGTATCCGATGCAGCACAAGAAAAGTGTACAGTATTGTACTGACTAACCTAAGGCTGTGGTAGCCCTGTTAAACTCATCCATATATATAATTCCTATCTCATAGCCTCTATTGCTATGAAGGCTTTTACCTGAACCTATCTTACTGTAATCAGCAGCACCTACTTGCAATATCAAAGTATTCTGTAACAATTACAGTAGGAGTATTTACATCGTCTGCGTATTGAACCGCAGGGAATCTAAATGTAACCTCATCTGAACCTACTGTAGACTCTAATATAATTGCTTGCTGTATTGCAGTTATACCACTCTGGTAAATAAAGTATGTATTGTCTAAGTCATCTTTGAATAACTGATTAAATAAATCTGTCATTGTCGTCCCCTGGTCTCTAGTAGCTATAGGCTCAATATTACCTCCAGGTAGTGAAGTACCCTACCTGAGCAGTGGTGATTGCACTCTGCGCCCAGTCATAAACACTAGAGTAATCTTCAACAAGGTTGAATGTATACTGAAGACTAAATCCATCATTGGTTTCAGTTGGAGTAGGCAGATCCCTGAAAAACTATTATGATTAAACTCAACAATAATTGTTATTGATGAACCCTCAACCAAATTAAATCCTGAGAAGTCATACTGTGCTGCTGAACCTGCTATAGTTTGCGCACCACCTATAAGGTAGTCCGGTAGACACATTTGTTGAATCCACAGAGTCTACCTCAAATGACTCCTCTAATCCACTAGCAACAAAATCAAACCTAACAGGGCTATTGTTCTTGTCAATCAAGTCATATCCCTCTACATAGTTTCCGTACATAAGCCTGTTGCCTATTGTAGTCTGAGCCTTTGATAGTAATGGAACGTTGTCATACAGCCTAAGTATCTCAGCCTCAGGTAGTATGGTAAATATCTTACTGTTTGTAAATGTATATGTTACGTCTTGATAGTCTGCGTATCCCTGCTTAGTCTTGTTAAGCTTCTCAATTATTTTTATTACAGGGCTGTTAGCCTCTTTAAATAATAAGTCAATACCAACAACCAATGGTCCACCCGTGTTGAATGTAACCAACGCTGTATCGTATATGTTCTCGACACCTTCGTTCAAGTAGCTTTCAGGTGAATATAAAAAAGCATCAGGCGTGAATGCAGGGTCAGTAAACTGTGATGTAGCTGAGTACTGCTCGTCCTCGTATCGGTATCTATAACCGAAAGCAAATAAACCTCTCGTCTAAGAACGTCTCCTCGGTGCTTGTCTTTTGCATCTCAAGTCCCGGTGCAGCCAATGGTGGTTGCTTAATTACAAGTATGTCCTTATAATCAAAACCATCAATACCACTAACGTTAGGGTTAGGGTAATTCTTTTTTACGTTAATTCTTCTCGGTGGGTTGTAGTCATCTGTAAAGAACAACAAGTCCTCAACCTTGTTTACGCCTGTAAATAAATACTGCTCGTTGAAGTTTAGCGTGGTATTCACACCTCCTCCATCATCCTTACTAATAACGTGATACGTTACTGTACTGCTGTTGGTGTTAAAAGAAACTATAAGGTCTAACTTCCCAGTGTTACTGTCAATAAAGTTTGGGTCGTGAATCATCCAATAGATAGTCTCTAATGCCCCGTCTTCAAATGCACCTATACACTTTGCGTCAGGAGATATCTTTGTGCCGTCTACCCCTATAGCAGTGAGAACCTCATTACCCTTTGAGTTTTCAATAACACCTATATCTGCTCCCTCGGTAGAACCCATACGAACATTCAATGCGTCAACGTACTGACCATCAGGGATCAGTCGTTCATCGACCATCTTGTTCATCTTACCTTGGGTAAAATTCCTTGTTAAATTTGCCATACTACTTCAACCACTTATCTCTACCCCTTAAGTTCTGTAATAATCTTCCGGGATGTATGTTACTAATTCTGATTTTTGCATTTCTAAGAAGTGCTGCCTTGCGCTTTCTTGCTCTCGCTATGATATACTCCTGTACACCAAGCTTTGAGTTTAGTATTGCAAACTCGATGTATGCGTAAACAAACTCTTCAAACATTTTGTTTACAGTAACTAAGCTATCATCTCCATTCTCCATTCCGTCTGATACGTACTCAAGAACACATAACTCACCTGCCATACCTGAACTGAAGTTTATAACTCCTCCCTTTGGATTAATCTTAAACGTAGGGTTAGCATTCGCTGTCTCCGTATTTAAACCATATCTCGCTCCTATACCATACTCAAAGTACCAAGCACCATCAATACACCACCCTGGTCTACCGTAGTACTCAGAGTTTTGGTTTAGGTATATGGTCTGCTTCTGTCCCTTTATTCTTTCAAAATCAATCTGTGAGAACTCAGGCTTAAGCGCATTACCATCCTCATCAAATAGTATTCTGCAATCATTATCCTGTAGGTATGCCGAAGACCAATTCGTCTGTATGTTCTCAGTAAGTGGCATAAGTAAGCCATCTCTATATATGGATATCCTTACCCAATTAACGTAGTCAGAAGGTAGAACGTATCTTAGCGTGTCACACACACTAAGTTCCAATATCTTTATTTCCTTGAATGCATCGTAGTTCAACTCCTGAATCGCTCTCTTTGCGTGGAATAAAACTTTATATCTCTCCTCGTTGTTTACAAGACTGTGGTTTCCTGTATACATAAGCATATAGTTGTTCACTATATCCTCAAGAGAAACATACTGGTATGAACCCCAATTCTTATCTTCAGGCTGTAAGCCTCCGTTTTCGTAGTATTGATATTGTGTTATATAACTCATAATTATTTCTCTTCTTGTGTATTAACTTGATCCTGTGCCTGTCCGAACTGAACTGCTGCAACCTCTCTTATTGACATACCTGCATACTGAAGTATCTTTGATATCAAGTTTACCTCGTCATCGTTAGGTAACTCAAAGTCCTGATAGTCAGGTTGAGATGGATCGAATACAGGTTCTCCATTGGTAAGTGTTACAAACGTCCACTTAGGAACAAATGGGAATCTAATATACTGAGATATTAATTGACCAATACCAACGACTGTATTTGGATATGCCTGTGCCACCAACGCCTCCATTGTGTATGCAGGGTATGTGAGGTTAGGCTTTGTGAGTATAGAGTTGTTTAGCATAGTTATCTTGCTATTAGAAACCTTCTCTGCTTCCTTAATGTTATCTCCTTTGTATACGTAGTAGTCTAACGGCTGAACTGTAATAGTATTCGTATTAACAACCAACTCAGTTGCAGATACACTAAGAACATTAAAGTTCTTTGTTATACCACCTATAACAATACCAACAACATCACCAACGTTTACACCAAGTGCAACAAAGTCTTTAGTGGAATCAACTATGGTATTCGTACCACTTAAACCATCTGTAGTTCCGTTTGTTATTTTTTCGTTGTGAATTAGTATCTTGTTTATTAAGTAGTAATCATTCGATGTAGTAGTCAATGAAGGTAAGAAGTACTCATTCCCTGCTGAGTTTAACAACGGAAGTGTTACAGAGAAAGTATCAATAACCTCCTCTAATCCCTTTGTAATATCAGCATACCCAGTACCTGAACTACGTCCATTCTCTTTATTTATCTGATAATTGTAAGAATAAAAATAATCTTCAAACAAATCTAACTGAGCCTGCTTGGCGAATAAGTTAAAATCTGATGGGGATATATACCCGTAATTATTCTTATTCAGAATTGACATCACTGTTTGCCTAACTGAATTTATCATCTGTAATCCTTTTCTACAAAGATAATGAAAAAAAAAGACCCCTTCATTTCTGAAGAGGTCCCCTAATTAAACTATATGTTACTTAATCTAGCAATGTTTCTAAATGTTTCAAGGCATCAAGACCGTCATCACTCTTTAGGTAAGAAGCGACTAAGTCAATTGCCTCAGCACCAAATGGTACATTCAACATCTTTGTCTTATTACTTGGTGTGTTATACCAAACTTCCTTTCCACTTTTTCTTAGCTTTAGTATTTCTTGGTCAAATAGTCTTTGAACAATTCCTAAGTGCTTTAACTCAGGGTCATTTACAACTTCCAAGAAGTCAGAAGGATTGTTACGAGCAAATACTAAAACATCTCTCTTCAACTCCGCAGTTGAGACTCTTGATGTATCAGTACCAAACAAAACTCTACATACGTTCTCTAACTGCTCTAGTGAAAGACTCTTAGCCTCAACCATTGCATCTGCCTCTATCATTAAGTCTTGAACCTGTTCCTCAGCATCTTTAGCTTGGTCTACTTCAACAAACTTAGTACCATTCAATGGATGGTAGCTAAGAAACTCTTGAAGGATAGGGTTCTCCTTTGGTACGTGTAGGAATCCATCTTCAAAAACAACAGGCTCTAGTATAGCGTTGTTGTCTTGTTCATCTACAAAGCAAGACTTTTGGTTTCTCGCATAGCGAAGTTCTCTATTGACTCCTGTCTTGTCATCAAAGTGTAGTAAGGAAAATCTTTTTGAATGTCTTACGGGTAGCATAAAAGAAAGTGGTGCTACTCCTGCTGTTAGTTTATAGCTTCTAGCTACAAACTTGTTTTGTGTTTTACTTTTCATTGTATTAAAATTTAATTAGAATTTAAAAAAAAGGAGGAGTGCATTGCACACCCCTCCAGTATTAGTCATCCTATGCTTCGAATAGGAAGAAGTTGTTTGCACCTAAAGTACATACTGCTCTTTCAGATAGGAAGTGAACCTCCATAGCATCTAAGCTTGAAGTCTCTGCTCCACCTGCTGAACCTGTAATCCAAGACTTGTATCGTCTGTCTTCAGTTTCAGAAGCACGGTAACGTACGTGCAAGAATGGTCGCTTAGCGTTTTTACCAAGAATTTGGTCGTACACTGAAGTCGATCCTGCAGGAACTAAAAGTCCGCTTACCTTACCTGATGTTAAACCACCACGCATTGTTGGATCGTTCAAGTATTTCCAATCAGACTTGTAGAAGTCATATCCTCTACGGAATCCTGTGAATCCTAAGTTCAAAGCCATATCTTTCTCATTGTCAAAAAGACCGTAAGAAGTACCATCAGTACCATAAGAATTCTGAGCAGCTAACATATCATCAATGTCGAAAGAGAAATCTCGGTCAACAAATACTACGTTCTCCTCAATTGCTCCTTGCTTATCAAGTCGTGAAATAACTGTGTCCCACTCAACTAAAGTAGTTGGGTTAGCACCTGCCCAAACGTTTCCTCGGTTACCAACAGTGTAGAAGATACCTTCTGAACCTTTGTTACCAACGTCACCACCTGCAGCCGCTGCACCTGAACCTGCTTCAGCAGGAACTGCTTCAATCATTGCTGTTTCTAAGTAGTCATCAAAACGGAGACGAGTCTCGTGTTCAGACTTCAAATACCAAAGGTATCCGTTTGCTCCATTTTCAGTAGTTACTTCAACCCATCCGATTTGAGCCATATCAGAACCTGATACTGCATACTTATCTTTGATGATGATTGGAGAGTTCTCGAAGATGAAATCATCAGACTCCAAAGAGTTTTCCATTCCTGCTGTTCCTTTCTTGAACTCAGAACCGTAAACGAAAAGATCAAACAAATTTGCTGAAGTGTGTGTTGCCGCACCACCTGCGTTGTAGAAAGCAACAGTTGCAGTAGGAGCAGTAGCGTCATAATCAACAGCAGTAATAATTGCTTTGTAATCAGCTGTTCCATTAGACTGAGAAAGCATAATAGTTTGCCCAACTCGCAAAGCGATGCTGTTGTTTGCAGTGAACGCAGGGTTACCCTGTGCTACTGGTATAGCAAACGTAGCAGTGTCATCTCCAGAAGCTGTTGTTGTTGTACATCCTGTATATTTAGTATGTAAACGTCCTTGTTCTGCCCATTTGATAAGGTCAGAGTTAGATGGCATTTCTGCACCAACCATTCGCAAGAATGATGAAATTGTTCGGTTACCGTAACGCTCGAATTCTTTCTCATAAGTATCAGGAAGATACTGGTTCAAGAAATCGAAGTTAGTAATGTAATTAGACTTCATTGGCACACGTTGTGCGCTAGGTTGTAAGTCAAAACCTGGTGTACTTTGTACTGACATTTTTTTTGTTTTTTAAAATTATTTTTTTCTACTTCTTATCTTTAAGCCACGACCTGAGTCATTACTCAAAGATTTAATTTGAACACCTGAAGTTGTACTTGATACCTCTGGAGCATTACGAGTAGTCATATTAATATTTTTTAACTTCTTCATTTGCTCATCGGCAGCAGACGATTTACCTTGCTCGTAAAAGAACTTGGCAAACTTCTCAGGGTTCATTGCCATTGCTAGTGACCTGTGGTAACCTTCAGCATCCTTCATCATCCCATCTTCATCCAAGAATTTTGAAACAAAATTGTTGGGGTCTAATTGACTCTTCTTGATCTCTTCAGCATCACCCGGTGAAAATACGATTTTGTTGTCGTCAATATTGAACTCAAAACCTTTGAACTCATTGAATACACTATTCGTCTTTTCCATAAACACCTCACTCTTACGAGCGTTTTGTTCTTGAATGGTCTTAGCGTTAGCTATATACTGCTTATATTCCTCGTCTTCTTTTAATTCATCTTCAGAAACTGAATCCCTTCTCGACTCAAGAGGGACTTTGTATTTTTCCTGTTGCTGAACAAAATATTCCTTGGCTTTTGCAATAGTCTTTTTCTTTGCTAGTTTAATCTTTCTGATATCTTTTTCGTCATCAAGGTCTTCATCGTATGAATAATCCTCCATCAAGTCCTCGATGTCTTCGGCATCTAAGCCTTTCTCAGTAGCAGTAAGATATTCTCTTAGCAGTTTATCAGTGTCCATTTCATCGTAATTCTTTTGCAGCTTTGCAAAGTCATCGAATCCACGACCTGTTTCTTTTTTGTACTGTAGATACTTAGAGACATCCTCAGGTAGAGGTTCTTGCTCTTCCCTTACTTGATTCAATTCATCAAGCGATGTAATCTCTCTTCCGTATCTATTACCAATAAATTTAAGAACGTCTTCCTCACTTAACTCTGGGGACGGAGCATCAACAGATTCCTCTTGCTGATTTATTTCTATGTTATCAGATAAATCCACAGTCTCGTTAGACTCTGTATCCTCTGAAGTTGTTCCTTCAAATTCCTCTTTGTGCTTGTCAAGTAGTTCTTGCTCAACCTGTTGAACTGACTTTTCCTCAACGCCACTTACTTCTTTTACCTTGAATTCCATATGTATTTAATTTAATTTTTACAAAGTTAAACAAAAAATATTACTGTTTTCGACCACTATCTAGGGTTGAACTCAGCTAAATCAAAGCCATCCAAGCTATCTTCATTTGATTCAAATGATATAGGTGGTAGGTTGTTCTTACGCTGCGTAATCATTTTAGACTGCTCAGTGTTAGCCTGACTTATTCTATCTGACTTTGCTTTTTCTCTTTGGTCTTCTCTGCTTTGTAGTGCCTTGAGCATCCATCGCTCTCAACTGAACATTCAAGTCAAACTCTTGCTGCATCAACCTAGACTTCAAGTCTGCCTCAGCCTTCATCTTCTCAATCTCGAACGCTATATCAGCCTGCTTAAACTGCATCTTAGCCTGTGTCTCCATCTGAAGCTTCTGCTGTGCAACCTGTGCCGCCATCTGCTGAGACTGAATCTGTTGTTGAGATTGCATTGCCTGCTGTTGCATAGCCATCTTCTCTTCTCTGTCCTGCTTAGAAACTCTCTTAAGCTTTAGCAATTGGTTAGCAAGCTTCATATTCTTCAACTCTCGAATATCAATTGCATCCTCAAGGTTTATGTCACCCTTGGATAAAGCCATCTGAATATTCTGCTCAAGCATCTGTCTCTGCTCCTCATCTGGTGACAACTCTATAAATATACCAAAGTCATAGATGTATAGGTCATTGATGTCGTTAAGTATAGATACGTTGTACTTTCCAATTTGGTTTATAAACTCATCCTTGAAATCAGCGTACTGTAATATATCAGCTATTCTATATGTCATAGCCTCAGCCAAACTCTTATATATATAAAGACTACCATCAAGTATATGTCTTGTAGCTACGTTTGAGTTTAGTGCTGCCATCTTCTGTAGACCAACTAAGCCATTAGGATCTGGCATACTACCATCTCTCGCCTCGTTCAGACCAGTTACAGTTCTGATTTGGTTTAAGTAGTGGTTGTAGTTAGCCAATAACATCTGTGTCTTGCTTGATCCTGAAGAAGACTGTAGTTCTTGAATAGGAACTCTACCTTGGTTGTAGTCACCCTCCTGGGTATAGCTTCGACCAATTACGGAACCAGTTTGGAAGTAAAGTCTCAAAGCATCCTCAGGGTTGTATGCATTACCCGTACCGAGGTCTACCTCGTTAAGTCCATCGGCATCAATGAATACACCATCCGGTACAACACGTGCAATAACTTGCTGCAACTTGAGGTGTGTAATCTGTATAAGGTCTGCGAATGGAATCATTCTTCTTAGCTGTGATTCAATCACACCCTTGTACATTCTTGGTGCTACAGCTACGTAGTTAGGTATAGCGTGCTGAGTAGCAGACTGTGGTCTAACCATATTCTCCATCAAGTCCCACTTGAGGATTATGTTAGTACCCATAACCATAACTCCCTCATACCATACATCAATAGTCTTAGATACCTTTTCGAAGTTTCCTTCTTCCTGCATCTCAGCAGGTGGGTTAAACGTATCGTCCTTCTCAATCATACTGACGTTACCATTGTCCTTAACCTTTCTTTTATATACTACCTTCTTAGTAGTCTTATAGTTAAAGTACATTAGTGTTGCTGTATCCTTGTAGAAGATATCATTCTGATAGTACTGAGCAGTATTGTAATAGTCATACCAACTCTGAGAGTATTGTGATATCTCTTCTAAATCTTCATTAGTTAGTGAAGTGTCAATCTTTACGAGTTCAGTAATAGGAACAGTCTTTATCTCTCCCCAGTAGAAACAATCCTTAAAGTGTGGGTCCTCAGTGTAGCTATGAACAACGTTTGCAGGATCGACATAATTAATCTTTACTCCATCACCCGCTTGGAATTCGTGCTTTGCAACTGACATACCCAAGACCGTTAAGTCATAGTCTATCTGCTTACGTATATCGTCATACTTGTTGCTTTCGAAAAGAGTACTTATAGCTTCCTCTTCAGCAATCTCTATTGCAGGCTTATAGTTAAGCTGCATATAAAGTTTCAACTCCTCATCACTATTAGGTAGTTCGTCAGGACTTACTGTAAAAGGATTTACTCCGGTCTTCTGCTGTATAGTCTCAAGCATTGGCTTTGCCAACATCTGACCCTCAACCATTTGCTGATACTTACTTCTCTTAGATTGAGACATAGCATCCTGAGCATAAGCCTTAGGCTCAAACTCACGGTCTTGCATACCGTTTACAATAATGTCTACGAACTTAGGTAGTATAGGAACAATAGACCAATCTAGGTTTAAGTAAGATAAGTCACCATCTACTGCCAATTCATTTTTATATTTACCTGTAGGCTGCTCTCCTCTTGCATATAATCTTAGCCTGTTGAATTCACCCCAACGATTATAATACCTACAACTACTTCCGTCTCTTCTGAACCACTCGTATTGAATAGCTTGACCTATCTGCTAGTCCAAATTCATCAGTAGACTTTTCAGAATCAGATACAAATTGACTTGGAAACCCTGCGGATGATATATTTATCTTTACGTCTTTCATCTAATAATTTCGCTATATTTTCCTTTATTACTATACCTTGCAAAGTTAATCTTTATTTTTGAAACTTTTTTCTCATTCTGATAAAGATGCCTTTGCGTTGCCATAATTGCTAATCCAGAACTAATAGAGGCATCGTACTTTGTTCTGTTTGATATATCAAACTTAGCCCAATCCTCTAACGTCCTAACAAAAGGCATATCTCCCATATCACCATTCTCCAACAATCCTATATTGGATTCTATATGTGACTCTATTGCAGAAGCGTGAGCCTGCTTAACAGCTTCACTAGAGTTTGGTATTCCACCCAACTCCTTCTCCGTCTTAGATAACTTTGTGTAATGTTTGTCTGGTCTGTTCATACAGAACTTCCTGTACCCCCTGTTCTTGAAGTGGTATAACAACCTCGGCTTGTTGTTCTCTATAAGTATTGGCATACCATAAAATACACAAGCCATAAGTACATCCTCAAAAAACAACTCAGCAGTCTGAGGTCTTGCAATGTACTCCAAGAAAAACTGATCGCTTGGTGCTTCCTTCATAGTAAACATAGTCTTACCGTGTAGCGCACCATTCGAACCTCCTCCACCAACAACACCTGATATGTCATAGCTATCACAGCCAAATGCCCCTATGTCATCGTTCCCAGGATGCTTAAGACCGTTCTTTGTTATAACCCTATTCTGAAGTTGCTTGTTTGGTGTCCACGAAACGTAGAACCTTCCCTTGTTGTTTGGTGAGAATATTACCTCAGTGTCCTTGATTCCATTCTTCCAACTTAGTGATCCACGAGTTACGTGGTGGTCCATTATCAATGAGTCGTTGTAGTCAACCTGCTGATATATCTTTGTAAGATTGAATATAGATTCCTTACTCTCATCCCTAAATGCGTGTGATTCAGTCCTAGGGAACTGTCTATAAAATTCATTGAGTGCGTCAGAGTCATTCTTTAAAGACTCGACCTCTCCTTCCCAGTAGTCAATAGCACCTTGGTGTATCATCTCCCCGTCTATTCCAAGTACAGGCTTCTCAGGAGTTCTGAATACAGGCATACCATACCTGTCAATGAAACCTTCCATATTCCACTCCATAGGAATGAATAGGTTGTATAGACCACTCTTGGTCTGACCGTTGCTGTTTCTCTTTGTTACGTCCGAGTCGTAGTACAACTTCTTAAAGTTACCACCACCCTTCTCAAGTGCGTTGGATGTAGAACCCATCATACACTTACCGATAATCTTACTACCCAATCTTAGACAGGTCTTAGTAACCCTCCAGTTGTTAAGTATATTATTTGGCTTTATCCACTTACCGCTTTCATCGTGTACTAAAAGTAATAACTTCTCACCATCATACGAGTTGTCATCTGTGTTCTTCCAATCTATAGTAGTATCCAAACCGAACAACTCTTCGTTTGTAGTGTCGTACATATTCTTCTTGGTAATCTTTGCAGCAGGTATCCTAAACGCAAGTTCAGTCTTAGGCTTTGTCCATACCATCCATAATAGGCTTGAAGAAAAATGGTAGCCTACTATTTATTGGAACAACCTTATCGGTAAACATCTTCTTTGCATCGGAACCTGTCTTTGACAGTATGCCAACCCTAGCATCCTTAGCTAGACGTACCTGTGTTAACACACTCAGATGAACTCATAAAGGAGAAACCCGAACGTCTTATCTTTAGGTAGTCCTGACCAAAGCTTCTCTTATCTGCCTTGCAAGCCTCCCAATGTATATATAGAAGTCTATTCGCCTCCCTGAAGTCAGGGTATCCAACGTCAATTGATGTCCACTGAAGATACATATAGTGTGACCCAGTTATGTATGTTGGTATACCATTAGACATAAACCAAACACCAGACTCTCTCTTGTCAAACTCTGATTCAATATAGTCAACCCATCTATCCTTAAACTCTGATGGTTTCTCGTTCCACTGAAAGATAGACTGTATCTTACTTAACTCTTTAGGTATTTCATTTCTCTCCCAGTACTGCTCTTCCTCCTTATTGCTTCTCTTAATGCATTCCTTCGGCTCTAAGGGCAAGGCAATCGGCAGTCCCTTGATCTCTATAATATCACCTATCTGACCTGTCTTAGATATAACAATTATATCATACTTAGAATTATACCCGTATTGCCACGTTTTAGCCTTGTTCTTAGACTTTAACACACCCTTTGGTACTACACCCTCAAGGACTCTGTATAACTCACTTAGACCGTCTTTCTGCAAAACCTTGTTTTGTATTAGTTTTATTTGTTCCCTTCTCTAATGATTCAATCGCCTCCTTCTCTGCTTCTATCCTGTTAAGTATCTCGAAGGCATCAAAGATTGCAAGCTTCTTAGTAGCTGCTGCATTCTTTAATCTATCCGCAGATATGTCATCCTCAGGGTCGTGCTTAATAATATCCTCCTTAGCTACCTTTATCAGTTGCTCCACTGCTCTCTCCCCGGCTTCGATTATTCTTAACTTTATCTCTTTTGATTTCATCCTTAATTCTTTTTTGCTTTCTTATTGGAACATCCTGTTCGTCCCACTCGTCATCCCAATATAAAAATTTATTCATAAAATCATAGTTATTTGATGATCAAACATCCTGTAAAGCTTTTCCCCATCAACGGTGAACTCATACTCACTGTCCGGTTGAAACGTAATTCTATCTCCATTCTTTACTCCCTTGTCGATTAGGTAGCTATTCGCATACTTCATCTTGCCAACCAATGGCTCCTCGCTAAGTGGTTTAAATATATAGGAGTCTTCTACGTCAACAGGCTCAACGAAGCAGTATCTCTTTACTGGTGTCCACTGCCCATCTCTCTTATACATATAGTACTGTTCCTCATCTATAAAGAACAAGTCATCCTTAAAGAAACTCTTACCGCTTCTTTGCTTGCCCTTCATATCATAGTAATACTTAAATACATTGTGATGAACTAGAAGTATGTCTCCAACCTTTATAGGTCCTTTATACCCCAGTGGTGTCTCTACTACCTCAGCTTCTCTGTTAGAGAACTTAAAGTCTTCCTGAGATGTGCTAGTGATTATATCCAATCCTGCAATCTCTTTTGTGTTGTTATACCTTCTACCCTTTACAGGCTTTGCTATAAACGAAAATGGTGATTTCATAATTTAATTTATGAGCCACAACCAATACAGTCTATATGTGAATCAGTTGGTTTGACTCCATTTAATTTCATTTTTATGTTGTGGACCTGGTCAGCTAATTCAATCTTCTCACCAAAGTCTTCTGTCTTAGACATCTTAGATTCTAAGTCTGCAACCTGCTTTTCAAAGGTTGCTCTTTCATTATCGGTCATCTATAAAAAATTAATGTTGTACTCTATAGATACTGGCATCGTACTCGTGAACTCCTTCCATAGCATTATCCCTTCGTCATTCTCTATATAAATTAGAAATGATTTCTTTACTTCTTCGAATTTAATCAAATGAATTGAATAACTACCATTTAAGACAGATTGTCCTACCAAATAATGCATAGCCCCCGACTTATAGTCGGGACCTACAGATATCTTTCTTATGTCCATTTTATTTTATTTTATCCTAGCTTACTTATCGTAATAGCTGCTGATGGAGAGTTACCCCAACTTGTACTTGTGAAGTATGGATATAGCCCTCCTGCGTTAACAGTTCCCTCTCTTGCTATCTCGTATGTCAATACAGTTCCAGGAGTAGTAATAGTCAATGGGAAAGCTTGAATCTCAGGAATACTAATATTTGTTCTATCAAGTTCTAAAGCAACTGGATACCCAACCTGAACTCCGTCTAGTAATAATCTATATAAGAAAATAGCTACTCCACCGTTAGCACCTAATCTATCAACAGACGCATAAGCATTTATAAAGTAAGTTCCTGTCTGGTTAAATGTTATACTTCCAAGTGCATCCATCATAACAGGATCAGATACTGTACCCGTAGCGCTACCAAACTTCACTTGAATGGCATTAAGTATTCCTAATCCTGGCTCCTGAGCAGAATACTGACCTGTATTAAGAACCTCAGTTAATGAAGGAGCAGGAACAGTAATATTTTCCACAATGGATTACCTGTTGCATCTGAACCAAGAAACTTAGTGCCATCGTTTGTTACACTTGCTGAATCAATAAACACACCATTAGCAGTGAACTCATCTGAATAATTAACCCTTCTTACACCTAAAAGTTCTATGCTACTATACGATGCTGAAGTAATAGTCATAGCTGTAGTAGAAGTATTACCGAAATCTAATACTGACTGTAGGTTTTGTGAATCACTGTCAGTAACCCATAAAGGATTTCCTGTAGCCGTTGAACCGAGAACCTTAGTACCATCGTTTGTAACACCTGCTGAATCTACAAATGTCCCATCTACTATAAGAGATGTTGCAACGTCTAATGTTCCAGTGTAAAGATTTGTTATGGTGCTGAATGCACTAGCAGTAACATTCATCGCTGTAGTAGAAGTGTTACCAGTATCTAATACAGATTGTAAGTTCTGATCGAAGATAGTCTTTACATCTCCTAACATATAATTCTTCGTGATATTGTTATCCGAAACATCCGTCCCTATAACCTTATCAGTAAGTGAAGGTGTTGAGTCTGTCTGATATAAATTTATCTTCATTGCTTTATCTTTTTGTTTTTATTTTTCTTTTTCTTTTATCTCACCGGTTTGAACATCAATCCTTGAATCCTTACCGTACTTATTTGCGAGTACCTTTTCTAGTTCAGAGTACTCTTCTTTTAACGAATCAATCTTTGCTACTATTGTGTTCTGTGATAGCACAGCATCACCTAACTGCATCTTCAAGTTGTTGAACGTAGTCAACATTGACTCAATTGATCCTAACTCTTCTTTCGTTACCTTTTTCATTTTGATTTGATTTTATTTGTTTATTTTAAACTATTTTCATTTCGTTTATCTTTTCAAGTATTGCAAGTTCTATTTGAACAGATAAATATTCTTCAAGAGTTGGTTCGCTATATGGCTTATCATCCATCCAAACCCATCCATCGTGAGGTGTTTTGTTGGATTCATTCAATATAGTTCCGTCAGGAAATATGAGTTCGTCAGACTGCATCCACCAATCATTTTCATCTTTTTTGTAAAACATTTTTTTTAATTTTAATATTATCCAATTGTCCAATTTTTATTTAATGCAATATCTTTTTGCGCTTGTGTCATATTGTTTTTTACAATATTTGCTACATATATTGTTTGACCTGCTAGTCCAGTCAAATCCTTCAAGTCATTAAAAACAACAACCATTGCGTCAATATCTAAACTTGTTTGTCTTAAATCAATAGTTATTGGAAATCCTGGTATTCTTAAATCCTTTAATGATAAACATTGCGAAAACATATTACTTGTACTGTTACAAACGCTTGCGTCATTAAAATGAACTTTTCTAAGTGAATAGCAGAAGTAAAACATTTCCATTGCAAAAGAAGGTGTTGCATTACCCATAAAATTTATTTCTTCTACTGAGAAGCAATGTTTAAATGCTCGCATTGAGTTATTATTTCCTGTCATAGTTATATTCACAGTTCCCCTCAAAGAGTGACAATCTTGTGCGAAAAATGAAATTTCAGGATTGTTAGGAGGCAGTGAAGATATTAAATTTACATCACCAATTGTTTCAAGTGATCCGCAATACTGATAACGGAATGCACCCAATGCCGTTCCTGTATATGTTCCTGCAGTTTTTAAACTCGTTAAATATGTATAATTAGAGTTTTGAGGATTTGAATAAACCGCATTTGGTTGCAAGGTTATATTCGGCAAACTTTCAATACTAAGGGTAGATATTTGTCCACCATATGCTTGATTATCAAGAGGCAGATTGGTAGTTCGTAGATTCGGGGCAACATTATTAAGCAACTGATCAACTCTTATCCCAAATATTGGAGTTGTTGTGAAGTTTATACGCTCGCACAAAACTTGCTTTGCAGTAGTTATATTATAAACATTCGTACTTGCAGGATAATTTATTTCAATATCTAAAGCGGAATGTGATGAATATGAAACTCCACTTGGATTGTAACAATATCCAATGTTTCCACTTTGACTTGTACCCGTTGATGTTACCTGAACCATTGCTTGACGATATGTAACACCGTCTTGCACAAATTCAGTTGATGCAGACAATGTGTTAAAATCATATTCGTGTGTTAGGTAAACGTTGCTTCCAATGCTTAAAACGTTACCGTCACCCCAATCGACACTTCCTGCTCTATTCCAAATGACGGCAGTACTACCTCCCGTTGTTTGAGATACTGCAACCAACTGATTCATTGAAAAATCACTTGGGTTAATTGTAGGCATAGGCAACCAATTAGGGTTTCGTGTCCATTGCCCTGGAGATGCACAAGCAGTTGCTACAAATGGTGTCTGCGCAGGTGTTACAACAACTGAGCCATCACTGTCAACATTATTAATGTCAGGAAGATTTAGTGTTCCTCCTGCTGCTACGTCAACGTCATATGTTCCGTCACTGTTTACAACGTTTGCATCGTCACAAGGTTCTGATCCATTTGGTCCTGA